AGCGATAAATACATGTTGGTAAACGTCACAATGCCATTCGGATAGTCAATCGTATAGTTACTTGATGCGACTGCTACTCCGTTGTTGTACACAGTTAATGGCTGGCTAGGCGCCCAAAGCTGATAATAAAGAGGTGCTTGATACGCTCGCGTTGACCCTACCTGCGCCAAGGCAAGATTTGTATACGCAGTCCCGTATCCGAACGTGTAATTCGCCCAAAGAACGCCTAGAGGCGTCTTATCGACGATTTCTGCAGGCATAGGTGATCCTGCGCCCGCACCAGAGTTAGAAAGCAATGGAACGATACGAAAATAGCCCTTATCTGGGAAATCCTGCAAATAACCCGTAGGTCCAGTATCAATCTGGATAAACCACTTGAGCACCTGAATATAAAGCGTATTTATTTGCTGATATGGACGATTTTGCATGACCATGGTAACAAGCTGAGGATTGAGCGGTCGAATCTGTATGTTCGACTTCGTCTCATCGATAGTCTGCGTATCAAACCACCTACGACAAATACGATTGACCTCAGATGATTTTGTTTTGAGTAGATTCTGTAGACGGCCCGAAGTGACAATCGGTGATGATGTCGTGAGTCCAAGACCCACAGCGTATTCTGTCGTCAAAAACTCCGCGACGGACATATACGGATTGTCGACAGCAATAACCATCGGCTTTCCTGATGGTGTATTGTTTGGCGTTGAAAAATAACCTGATGTTTGCGGTTGCATTACGATATTCTACTCTTAGCGCGCTCGGCTAATATCATCATTTCGACGATTTCTTTTTCCGTCCAATCTTCCTCACTCAATGCTTTTCTTATATCAGATTCCGATACGCCTTTTATATAGGCCATAATCGGATTCTCGGCAATTTCTTTAGATCGACCTCTATCGTCCTTATTCATGCTCTTGTAAAGTTGTGTGAATCTGGTCATTTTATTTGTATTTTATTACCTTTGTGTGTTTTCTTGAATTACAGCTTCGACACAACGGCTGTATGTTCTCAATATTATCTGAACCACCCTTTGAAAGAGGTATGATATGGTCTTGGTTCAATTTTATCTCTGGCTCTTTTTTACCGCATCCTAGGCAGGTCCAGTTGTATTGTGCTTTCAAATTTTCCCATTCTGAAACAGTGTGAGATCCTCCATTTCCTATTCTTCTAGCCCTTCTTCTTAAGGCATAGAATATAGCTTTTTCCATATTCCTCTCTCTCCACCTCTTTGCAGATGTTTTACTTATACCCCCTTTCCAATTTGCCGCATTTTCTCCCTTTCTTTTACTAGCATTTTTGCTCAAAATCATACGTGTTTTCTTAGAGTGAGTTCTTGCAAAGCCTGCAAGACTTAACTTTCTTCTTGTCTCTTCACTCGCTACTTTTCCAACACGTATTTTATGACCTTTTGTAAACGGCATATTTGGATTCTTCAGCTCTTACCTATTATACCAACAACCACCTCAAAATGACTTTATAGGTGCTTTTCTAGTGCATCGTGGAACATTTTTATCTTGTGTTCCCATAGCCAATTCTCCCTGACGTACTTAGCGGCCGCTTTGCCTTTCTTCTTAACTTCATCTCTGTTGTTATATGCATACTTCATCAACTCAACCAAGTGATCCAATGATGGTTCAGCCCATTTGCCACACTCTTCTTTGTAAACAGTATCCGTAAATTCTTTGGCGGGTGCCAATACGAAATCTAACGGCCAACCGACTTCCGTATTCATATACTCGCAAGGACCAGACCAATTCGTGACGATCGCAGGAATGCCTGTAGCCATTGCTTCAAGCGGTGTGAGCCCGAAGCCCTCGCCCCTAGTGGGAAAAACGAAACAATCCACTTTCTTAAAGAAATTCTCAACTAGATCGTGATGATCCACAGGTGTCATATCGACTTTTACCCGTTTATCCTTCGTAGCATAGAAAAAACCATAGGTGCTTGTCTTGCAAATAAGTTGCACGTCCTTCTCAGTCGGAAATGCTTTGAGGAACGCATCTACAAGAATATCCGTACCCTTGCGCTTTGAAAGCGATCCCATAGTTCCGAACGTGAACGGACGATACGGCGTACGCTCAACTTCATAAAACTTCTCAGGATCAACACCCCAATGAATGAGCTCAATCGGCACAGTAACGCCTGACTCCTTAAACGCATCGATGTTCTGCTTACAAGGGACTAGAAGTGCGTCGCACGCATTGATTCTTGATATCCATGACGCAGGAATAATCGTTGTCTCAAACGGCACAATCGCTATTTTCTTTTGGAACGGCAATTTTGCCCATTGATGCTTCGGTTGTTCATGAATGATTGCCGCTCCCCTCGGATTAATCGCGCGCGTAGACGCCTCAATGACTTCCCTATTATTCAAATTCAAAATCTTCCCGAGCTGTGAAACATTGTATTCAGAAGAGCTGTTTTTTATGAGATTCAGGCTCACATTTCCCCATCCGCTCACATTATCGATATCGCTTACAAAAAGGAACTCCCTTCCAGTCCTAAAAGAATCTGGATCGTACGGTTGTGTCTCCGTTGAAAAATCGACAGGACATATCTTTCCAAGACGAAGCGCGGTAGATAAATCTAAATCTACATCTACATTCGTATCGTAGAACTTTCCATTATAGAAAATACCTCTTGATTTAGCGTCGTTGATTCGTGCTTTCATAGATGTGGGTAACTTTGTTATGTACTCATTTACATAAAACTAATAAAATGATAGGGTGGTATTTATGCATAAGTGTAAACTATGTAAAATATTATTTCAACCATGCAGGGGTGCACGGGGTGTGTATTGCTCGTCTAAATGCTGGGCTAGATCACCTGAAAAGGCACGTATAAATAGACATGCCTTGAAAGGCAAAAAACTGTCTAAAGCTCATAAATTGAAGATGAGGATGGCTAAGTTAGGTAAAAAACAACCTAGAGAATTAGTCGAAAAAAGAATTGCATCTATACGATCAAATGGTAATTGGAAATGGAAGAAAAGCACTATACTCAAACGAGCGAATGCCAATAGAGGTCAGAAAAGAACTGGAAAAGCATACCAAAATATCCTTGATGGAATTGCTCGATCTCATGGATATAAAAATTACAAATCTATACCCCATGAAGATAATCCTGACTGGCGGGGTCCTGAATGGAAGAAAATAAGGGAAGAAATAAAGAAAAGGGATGGATACAAATGCCAAAAGTGTCCAAAAACAAAACGCTTGCAGGTCCATCACATAGTTCCATGGAGAAAAACTCATGATAATTCTCCGTCGAATCTCATTACTCTTTGCATTAATTGTCATCAAAGGGAAAAAGGTATAAACAAAAAACCCACTCGTTAGAGTGAGTCTTTTGATTACCGAACGAATCTGGCCTGTTTTTAAGCAGGATCCGAGATGTTGGTCACCTGACCAACCCACGGCTCGGCCTTGAGGGCGAGGACCAAATATTCGTTGAGGTAAAAACGCACAGTATCTGCAATCTTCGCAAGCTCTGTGCGACCCAGCGGTACAAGGTCAACCATCTGGACTCCCTGCTCATCATGTCTGAGGAAGTAAGCCGAGCTTACAGTGTTTCCCGTAGCACCCGACGAACCTGCTTGGTTGATCGGATACGGAAGAGCTGGGTTAACGAAGAAGTCACCTACAATCGGAATCGGTCCAAGTGCCGTCTGATAAGAGACCGCATTGAGACCAGCCGTGAGATTAACTTCACGAGAATCTAGCTGAACGAGATAGCGGGCGGCAGGCGCGATTATTTGATTAACCACGGTCTGAATCCCGAACGAACAGTAGATGCCATCGATTTTGGAGCCGCCCTGAAGACGAATCAATTTAATGATTTTGTCGAACACAGGGATCGTAGTACCCGTCGCGGTAAGTGCCGCGGCCGCGTTGTTGTACACGTTAGTGACGATCGATACAGCCAATCCGTTGAAAGAAAGGGTGTTAACCGATGCGTCACCGTTGAAGTCAGCCCACTCTTCCGCCTGAACAATTCTGCGGAGTGCGGCTTCTGCAACTTCTGCCTCAATATCGATGTAAGAACGACCAGAAGCAATCATAGGACCAGTGATGACAGCCGTAGTACCGAGGTACACGTAGGCCGCCGTCTTTTGGGTGTACGCAGGATCAGTCGACGGTGGAAGGTTGCCGTCCGCATAGAACAGCGAAACCAAACCAGAGGGACCATCTGCCGTAGTGTCCAAACGAGTGCGCTGGTTCCAAAGGTGCGCGAGACCCTCTCCCTTCATGCGTGAAACGCGATCACGGAAAGGCGTCTGGCGATCCGACAGAACAACAATGGCGCTCTCAAGGTCTTGACGAGCCAAGAGGGAGTTCGGAGTAGGACCAGCGAACGAAATGTTCACCGATTTCTCGAACTTACTCAAAGCATTTTCGAGTCTTGAAAAATCTGAACTCATATATTTTTGCCTTAACTAATAATACCCAACAACTCATCTCACAAGTAATAGGTCTTTCGAGCTATATCCTGCAAGCATTGAGACTATCGACGATAGTCCTCTGGGTTCTTCCACTAAGACTGCTCTTGTGGAGCAATCGAAGAGAATTTGGATTTGAAGACCGACTTAAAGTCCTGAGGACCTTTGTCGCTCTTTTGGACTTCCTCCACGGCTTTGGCGGTCAGTGCGTATTTCTTTCCATCTTTCGTGACCATGTAAGGAACTCCCATTGAAACCGATTTCTTGAAGCCTGCTTCTTTAAGCATACCCATCAAGTCCGACTGCAATCCAGAATCGGTACGGATTGCATCCGCGATCATCTGAGCAAGCCCAGGTACTCGCGTACCCGACTTCTCAAACTTTTCCGCCATCGTATCAGCAAACATTGCGACGGAAACCGCAAAGCGGTCGATGCTGGACACCTTTGACTCAGCAGATTTCTCTACCTTGTCTGTCTTTTCAGACTTAGTGACCTTGACTGACTTCATACCCTTAGTAAGTCCGTCGATATGAGCGATCGCATCAGAGATGCTTTTCATCTCATAATCCTTTTCGTCTTTCTTGTCTTCATCGTCTGCCGCTTTCTCAGTATCCTTTTCCTCGTCTTTTTTATCATCGTCAGCGGCTTTTTCCGTGTCTTCCTCTTTGTCATCTTTCTTGTCTTCTGCCTTAGCGGTCTGCTGTTCCTCTTCCTTCGGCTTGTCCTTGCTAGGATTCTCCGTCTCACGAGCATTATTTGCCGCAGTCTTCTTACCCTCAGCATCCTTAGTACCATTACCGCCATCATCTTCCTGACCCTCGCGAGCCTTGGCAGTCTGCTGTGTATCATCTTCCGCCTTATCCTTATTAGGATTTACGGTCTCCTTCGGAGAATCACCCATAGCCTTGATAAGATTACCGATACCAGAAAATCCCTTTGCAACAAGATCAGCAAGTTTATCAAACTGACCTTTCGTAACGAAAGATTTCTCAGTCTCTTTCATTTCATCCTTCTTCTCTTCTTTGTTGTCTTCTTTTGACATATCTTTATTAACTAAATTACTAATTTTTTCCCATTTATTGTCTGGAACAGACTTCGCAAATTGCACCAAATAATCAAGCTTGGGATTTTCAAACAAAAACTTGTTATACATCGGCGAGTCATAATATGGACTCACGTCTGCATCCTTTGCCTTGATACTCTTCGCAAAGAGCCACGCATCATAATTGGCGGGCTTCCTTGTGACCGACACCTCATCAAGGACGACATCATAAAATGTTTTTACCATCTTACCCGTCGACTCGACCATTTCACGGACTGCGTTTCTCACGCGACCGCCGACCGAAAGTCCGTACTTTGATCCTTTCTTGAGGTTCTCGTGCAACATTGGACCAGCTGGATGTGAAGCATCAATCGCGGCGCGGATCCATAGCTGGTTACGTGAATCCACCCACGCTTTATATACATTACCAATTATAGCGGCTTTCTCTGCATTATGTTCATACCTGAGAGGTACGCCTTGATCATTGACCATACTTGCCATAGATTTAAGCGCATCCATAGCCATTCTTTCGTTGTCATGATCCACATTAACAGTGCTCGCAATACCCTCAACGATCAGCTTTCCGTCTTCCTCCGTAGCCATAGCTTTTTCTATGTAGAACTCGAATGGAAACTCACCTTTTGCTTCTAAAGTGATCTTACTCATGACTATGTTTGGTTACCGACACCATTTGTTGCAACCCAATACTGAATACCCTGATTATCCTTGTACGAAAGTACAAGTGATGCCGCAAACTTAGAAAAGACCGCGCCGCTTGTCGGCGTTATCGTGTAGTATTGATTCTGATTTGTTGAATCAAACGCCGTAACAACACTCTGAACGGTGTAATTCTTACCGCCATGTGCTACCACATCTCCTGCTACTATCGTACTTAAAAATGCACTCATATTTTTATAATTAATTTTTAATTTTACCCAACTCACCCAACGCTTTGCACATTGAATGATGATTTTGATCCTCCAAAATGTCGTATGCGCCCTTTGATACCTTCCTACCGACCGCCTCGCCGACCTGCTTGACGTAATTCTTCCAATCCTCTTTTACATCTCCGCCGTCAGAGTATCCATTCTTATCCCAGATGCGTGAATCTGTACGCATGAGTGATTCGGCTTCATTTCTGACAGCCGCGCCATCCTTATCGTCTACAGATTTCTGTACGATTTCTCCCTTCCAAAAATCTTTGAATGATTTCCCCATACGCTCCTTAATTGTATCTTTCAGACCCTTCTTTTGTTCACTGATGATATCAGACTTTATTTCAGCCTTTTCTTTCTTAGTATCAGCGTCCTTTGCATCGTCTTTAAGGTCTTTGAGATTACCAACGACCGACTTGGTCTTATTTTGATCCAGAACTCTCTGTACAGTCGCCTCATCGTAGTCTTCATCCGTTTCTAATCCCAGTCGCTCTGCTATATCTCGAGCATTCATACCTTGACGATGTAAATCCATTATCTTCTTGTCTTCTGCTGGCCCATACGTAGCGTTCTTTCCTACCCTTGAATACTCACCCGCTTTCCTATTTACTTCATCAGAAAGCTCATAATCCTCGGGCGGGCACTTCTCTCCTTCCAAATCCTGATCGGCTAAAAGAGAATTAGGCACGGGTCCTGCGTCGGCGGTAGATACAGCTTTTGCCTTCCATGTATCTTTGAAAGACTTCTTGCTGTCTGCTTTATGATTTTCTTGATTATGTAATGCCATGTTGGTAACTTTAGCTCCACACTTCGGACACACTGGTAGTTTTGAAACTTCCTCATCTGTTGCAGGTGTGTATGTCTTCTCCGCTTCCTCATCCACATACGAACTAATAGGTACACCATTCTTGTCATATGTGACGTGAACGGTATTCTTTTCCAACCATGTATCTTTGAATTTACTCATACTTGAATTATATCCACTTATATACCGATTTGTTAAAACTAGCCCCACGCGCGTGCGAGGGGCTAGGAACGAGGGTATTAACCTCGCGTAGATTTAGACCACCTCCTCTCCCGTCGGTACAAGCACCGACGTAATAAGAAACTGGTCTGGATGATCCTGCAGTGCTTGGCGTTTTTGCGACGCTTCACACTCCATTGGAGTCGGACACGCTTCGGTGTCCGTCGAGAAAAGAACGAATGGCTCTTCATGACGAAGGAACTTTTTGCAAGTTCCGCAGATTATCTTACACATTGTAGTGGTTGGAATATGGACGTTTTAGTTACAGAAACAACGCGGGCGATTATCGCTCCGTTGGAATATTCGATGACAATTTCAAGCAAGAAAGTCTGTCCATCATGGACGACGAAAACTTTGTGTTTCAAGGTACACCTCCTAATATAATTATACCCCTTTCCTATACCAATCGTGCACGATAATCCCCATCCTCATCTAACTCAAGTGCTACACCACCTTTTGACGGTGGCTTGTACCCCGCTCTATACGCATACGTATTCGCCCACCTCAAGAATGAGGGGCATATGACGATCCACTGTGTCATGTATTTCAACCGACAATTCATCGAGTCCTCCACCAAGCAGGTCTCCGCTTCCGCTATCGCGTCATGGACATGTCCTTGAACGAAGAACTGAATGTCCGATGTGAAGTTTTTCGGCTTTGATGCCATGTTAAGCTTACCGCCCTTAGTCTGAGAGTTTCCGAATCCGTGCTGTATATAAAATGACCACTTGTGATTATTGGCCAATACTGACATGAGAACAGGTCCCGCAAAGTATGGAATGGAAAGACGATCACAAAGTATCTTCATAAAATCTATGCCTGTCTTTTTGTACGTACGCCATTCGTGATTACCGCTTGTTGCAACTAAAATCTTGTGAGCGATAGGCACCAACATCTCTACCATCTCGTCGAGCTGTGATTGCGGATTAACGTTCTGATCGTACGTCATACCACGTCCATCGTCGATTGCATTCTCAACTAAATCACCGCCGAGAATGACGTACACGTTATCAGTGTTCTTTATCCACTTCAGATACGATAGAAACTTATCCTTTCGATGTGCCACATTGCCATAGTGAACATCAAATAGTGGTGCTATATTCATCTTCTTTTCGAAGTCGTTAAGTTGCACCACGATATATGGCTGTGTCGTACCGTCGGTATCTTTGCCGATATGGTAACTCCAGTCTCTCTTTTTTATATCAAAATCTTTCCTCGGTTCAGGGAGAAGAATGTATACGTTCTCTCCTTTTTCATTTATCTGCTTGAACAGATTTAATCCTTCGTACTTCTTTTTAAGGGGTGCAAGACTTTTCAAACGATACAAAACCTCTTTCTCTGTGCGCGCCTTAGAAAGAAATATCGGTACGCTATACAATCCATTCTTACTCAATCCAAGTCTTCTCCTTCGGTGTTCTACTTGCTTGAGACTCAATCCAAGCTCACGAGCGATTTCAGGGTCAGACATTACTTTGTAATGATCTTTTATGAAATCGTTAATCTCGTCGTGTGTCATTTTATGATTCCTATGTTTCTCATTACCTGTATGATTTCCTCGACCTCTTGAAATGTCACTTGTGGTGAATTATCTGTCGGTGCTACGAGTCCAGCGATCCATGCCTCCGTTGGTTTGTACTGAGAATGATAGAAAAATCCATTGCCCGCATCGTACTGATAATCCTTACTGCCCCATAACTTAGACCATGAGTTTTTATTGTTATTCAAATCGAACGCCCCCGCAGGTCCATCGCCATATGCATATACAAGGTTTGCATGACCATCAATGATCGATGCTGGTGGTCGAAGCGGAAAGATATCTTGCGCTTCCCATGATGTACGCCCGTCAACTGCCGTATACCATTCCTTGCCTAATTCAAATCTAACTGCGACTAGATCATATAATCGAATACACCCCGCAAATATCACTGGATCGACTGGTACCTGCTCGAACCATCCAATCTTGTAGTTTAAAGCCTCACGCGCGGCCGATTCTGGTATTGTTTGATTTATGAACTCTATCCACGAAAGATTAACATTCGTAGGAAATGTAGACTCTTTGCACACGCCATATAACTTTGCGGCCGTGAATGCCGCCCAAATTGACGATCCTTCAATCTGATCCTTATCAACAAGAAGTTTTGTTTTGATCGCCAAGTCCGCAACTGACAGCTCCACATACACGCCTGTACTTTTCCAAATAAGCTTTTCAAGATACGAGACAACAACCTCCATCGTGCATATACCTCGAGGTCCCTGCATTTTAACCACCAAAGCACTTATGTCTGAGCTGTACGAATCCACAGGGGCTGAATACGATGTAATTGCTGGTCTAGTCATTATGACCTGTATTGGCGATGGTGATGCGCCGCCAGCTACGATTGGGTAATCTTTCATTTTGAAACTTTGTTAGTTTGCAGTACGTTAATCTGGTTCTGCAAGCTCGTGAGTATCTCATTCTCTATCGTCGAGCGGTTGTTTTCATTCGATACGTTGTAGGCGTAGACCGCCAGAGGCATGACGATGACTATGAATATACCTATGGACATGCCGATGCCCGTCCTCCATCTTTCGAGCATAGATACTCGTCCGTTGGTTTTCGCCGTCTGAGCCTCGATACGATGAAGAGTCTCGTTTATCGTCGCAAGAAACTCTTGAATCTCCCTATTGCTGTATGGTTGTTCTTCTTTCATATTTTGAACCATTGTAATGCGGTGCCCGAATAAATATAAGAAGCGAAGCTTGCCACCGCGAGGGAGGTGAGTGCACCGATGATTGTGCCGCCGTTCATCGTGAGGAGCGTGACGATTTGAGAAGAGCAGATATTGACCACGTCTCCATCGGTCGGACTGCCGTTCATCGTCATAGTAAGAGATGCGATTGTGCCAGACGGATTGACGATGAGGTTGACCGTCTGTCCCGCGTTTATATTCACGGTAGAAGCGGCCGCAGGCGTCGTGTACTGGAGGATAGGTGCCTTTGCGAAGGTCGTAGGGTTGTTTGTTGATGCGTCTGACATGTTAGTTACATTGAGAATAATTGGATGCCACCTTCGAAAAGAGCGTACCTGCGACTGTGTACAGCTCCGTATACCCTCCGCCTGCTCCTGCGTCTTTGACTATGAGGCATCCGCCGCCGCTTCCCGATTCGAGGAGAAGATTGGCGGTAGATGAGGCGGAGGTGTAGTCGTCTATGACAGTGACGGGACTAGTAGTTGAGAAACCTGTGTGGTCTTTGTTGTCTATCAGAAAATCAGTGCCTGTCGTTGATGCGAAGTCTACAAGATATGTTCCTACGGGAGTTGATGAAGTCGCTTGAACTGATAATTCGGCAAACGGAGAAGTCGAAGCTATTCCGATTTTGAATTGAGGTGTAATCCTCATGGATTCTTTTTGACGATTGTTCGCATAGAACTCTATATTTCCATTTGTGGGAATTGAACCATTACTTAATTCTGAAAATATAAAGTTTGCATCTGAATATCCCTCAAAGACAGTATTTGAATTCTGTGAGGCTGGTATGAATTGGAAAAATTCATCATTTGTTCCGAATACTGTTTGGTCGGAAAGAGAAAAAAGACTACCAGTACCTAGACCAATAGCCACTGTCCCTGCACCAGCACCATAAGAGAGATTGATCCAATCATTATATAGATTTGAATTGACCCCTCCACCCGTGATGATTCCTTCAACATCAAGAAAACTTTTGCAAGTAAAATAACAAGGTCCTAGACCGCCTCCAGGTGTCGTTGCACTAGGTTTGAAAAGATTCACGTTATTGCTACTGATTGGATTATTCGTTCCTAATCCGACGTACGATTGATTGTTCGCAGAACCAATATAAAACGCAGGGCTAGAGCTTCCGAGTGCTTGGACGTTTATTGCAGGAGTAGAGCTTGCGACACTCACCGTGAGGGTAGCGAGACTATTTCCCGCACCGACAGTCGCCGTATTCGATACGTCTATATTAGTCGTGGTAGCGTTCGTGGTAGTGCTATTGAGACCTGTGAAGTTCTGTAGCGTAGTGGAAGAATTGAAAAGCACTCCGATGGTCGTCGTCGGAGTGATATAGTTTCCTACCTGTGCCCACGGCTCGAACTGCGATGCCCAGTAATTCTGCGAGGTCGTTGACCAGTTTGAAGAACCTCCGCCTCCACACCCAGTACAGGTGCCCGAGACAGTGAGATTGTTGAATGAAGCATTCGATGTTGAATTTCCGATCGTCCACAGATTGCTTTGAGGCAAAATACTTGTTCCAGAGAGATAGAAAAGGCTGGCTGGCGTGATACCTCCGTTGATACCCGCGAAAACAGGGTTTGCAAAGAGAATCATTCCCGCTATGACCGCCAATAGAGTTTTGATTTTTGTTTTCATATATTCTACACTATCTGAGTAATTTTCATGTGACTTCCTATCCACACGCGGGAAGTACCACTTGAACTATTCTGTGCGAATTGAGGGAAATACGTTCCTGAAGAATTGACAAGTACGTTTCCTGTAATCGTAACATAATAATCCGTATCAGATGTTCCAGCTATATTGAAATTACTATTCAATCCACCAGGATTTCCAGCATTTGTTATGAGTTTACTGCTGTTATCCAGGAATGTGAATTGCCATCGAGAATTTCCATCCAAAACAGCAGTACCGTTCACTCCCAATTTGAATCCTCCGACAGTGTCAGAATAAATAAAGAGATGTATCTCGCACCAGTATTTTTTACCCGCAAGGAGATATGCTGAAAGACCTGGAATAACGGCGATAGTCGTATCCGTGGTTTTATTGAAAGTACTCGTAGTCACAAGATTCGTGTCTACATTTCCAATCAGAGTCGAATTATTTTCTTGATTGAGTGTCTGTTGCATACTCGAAAGAGTGTAATCAGTACCCGCAATCGTCCAGATAGTGCCTGGAGGCACATGATTGAAATCTCCCGTATATGTAAAAGGCTGAACTCCAGGTGTTACTTTGATAATTTGATTTCCTCCTATATTTGTCCTATAGGATGTACCAGAAAGATTTATCGCACCTCCCATATTATTATTGAATATGATAAGAAAGTTTGAACCACCTGGATTGGCTGACACTTTCGTGATAACGGTCGCATTCACCATATTTATCACGGTTCCGTTTCCGCTATTTGTCACATATATGAATCCTGTAGAAGCCTGTGCTGAACCGATGAACGTGTCGTTATAAGAATTGAGTATGCCAACTCCGAGGAATTGGTAAGGTTGAATATAAGGCGTGGCATTCGTAATCTCTGTCATTATGAATTGATTGTCTTGGGAATTTACGGTATCGCCCCCTTCAGTGATATATACGACATCGTAGCAAACATTGTTCCAAAAATTCTGAATCAATGCTCCGTTACCGAATATATTCGTGTAGTTCCTAAGAGAAGGACAATTTGAAACGGTAATCATAGAAAATCCACCACCACCGTCGGCATGAGCCGTCAACAAACTTCCGCCTGCCGTTCGTGCGTAGGAAATACCATCTGCCGCGATACCATAAGCCCCGATACAATTTACTATGTTGACGGTATCCATTCCTGTGCCATTGAAATAAAATCCGATTGAGGAGTATCCGCCGTAATCTCCAGCAACTCCTTGACCTATGAAGGTGCTATTCTTCACAGTGCCGCTACCGATCAACATACTATGTTTCGAACCATCGTAGACGAAACATCCATCTACGATTGAGTTCCTGTTCACGACCAAAGAACCATCATTATAGAGATTTCTCTGAGTCTGAATTCCTTGAACAAAAGCGTTATTTCCGAGCCATACGCCTCTATCACGCATCGCAGAATATATACCTTGCGTCGAATTAGCCGTCGCTGGAGGTATCGTTCCAGCCCACGTTTGGACGTAGAGAATGTTATTTACTCCATCGTATGCGAAACTTCCAGGAGTTGATTCGACTTTAGATATAGTCGTTGCTCCGTTAAAAGAGTGAGCATCCTGCCAAGAAAGATGAGTTATCTGTGAAGAACCAGTCGCGGCATTATCCCAGATACCTATTTGTTCATCTACACCTTCTGGAATGACGATAGTCTTTTGAAAAGTGAATGTCTTTCCAGACGTTAGAGTCCAACCAGATGTAAAAGCATCAGAGCAATCAATGATAGGTGCAGGTCCTTGTCCATAAGCGATAACAGATATATTGTCAGTTGAATTTAGATTCAATACACCCATAGCGGATGAGTTCCAGTTTGAACCACGAGCGAGATATATGATGGAACCCGATGGCGGGTTTATAGAGTTCAACTGCGTAAGTGTTTGTATTGGAGACGAAATAGAAGTACCGCTATTCGCATCGTTTCCATGAACAGAATCAACATAATAGTTGACAGATGTCGTTCCAGTTATACTGCCAGTCACAGTGACATTTCTAGCTGTGATATCCATCGAAGAATTACCCAGTTTCCATGCTGAGCTTCTAGGAATTATATTTATACCTGAAAGGTATAGGGGAGTTGTTTGGTCTATTCCGTCGTCCATATTATATTTTTACTGCCACGTCTCTATCTCTAGAGTCATAGAAGAAGAGCCTGTTGCGAAGTAGATTGGAAGGCCAGCAGGCAGATTCGTCGAATTGATTTCCTTCGATGAACCTGCGGGAATCGTCATATAGGGATTGGTCTGGCTGGCTACGACACCTTTTGCGTACGACATGAAAAGGTTCGTGCCAGGGTCGCGGAGCTTGAAGAGTATGTAGTGGACGTTTGCGGGTACGTTATAGACGTATTCCGTGTTCGCACTGGTCATCGTGAGCGTCGCAATGGTTGGTACTGTTATTTGCATATTGATTTATGTATTAATTATATAAACTATCTCTTGTTTTTGTTCTTACTTGATATGGCCGCAAGAATTCTTGATGCCATAGACTTCTTTTTCGGTGTATCGCTTTGATCTCGATACGGCTTTTCTTTACCGACCTCGTCAGGTCTCTCACCTTCTTCTTTCGTGTCTGCTTCTTTTTTCTCTGGCTGATCAGTTTTTTCTTCATCGCCTTTCGCTTCACCATCACCCTCCTCATCCTGTTGCGTTGAAATCATAGGCACATATCCGCTTGCCGTGAGCACCATCGGTTGATTGAACGTATCATCCTCATACGGCTCTTTACCTGCCGCTCGACGGGCTTCATTAACAGTCCATACACCTGCTTGAAGATTCTTAGTCGCTATATCTGCTCCATCCTTAGGATCGACAATGTCTGTACCTACCCAGTCGAACTCCAAATCTTCGTAACCAAAGTCCTTCCAAATGATCTCCTGATTGAAGACCTCCTTGATCAAATGCAAAATAGAGCTATATCCTTTCTGATCCGAAATATCTTTCTGAGTCTCAGAGACGTTCTTTGAACCGACATCATCTGTCAGTCCTATGTCCTGTCCGCCAAGACCATATGCGGCAGCCAATAGTCTCGCGAGAAACTTATTGTACTCCATCATCTGCATATCATTGTTCGTCGCGTCTTTGAGATTCAAAACCTTTGCATCCGTACCTCCAGCCATGATCGCTGGGCGGTGGAAGTTTCCCATAAGCTCCGACGTAAGGTATTGGCGATACGCTTCCACGTCTCGCTGGTTGACCTGACCCATGATTTGAAGAATGATCGGCGGGAAAGCCCCGTCCTCGAAATATGTGCCGTTGTAGTTATCAATGTTCAATAGATTGGCTACGACTGAAATAACACCCTCAAGCGGGGAAAGTCCGTAACCAATACCCTCCATCGATCCTTGCGGATGCATGTGGAAATTTAGGAAGTCGCGCTTTGGCCACGCCGCGATAATCTCACCCGACTCGGGTCCGCCGTATTGGGAATTATTTAGAATCTGAACATACGAAACAGGCAGGTCATCCATACCATCTTTCGTATCAAGTGGGATTTGAACATCTTGATTGCCATGCTCGTCAAACACAGGACGAATGGTTGATGAATCTACGAAATGAAGCTCCGCAAGCTTTCCGTCTGGAAAGCGTGTCTTTTCTACAGATACCGAGTCAAGTACTAGTAAGTCCTCGACCATCTTATCGAGAAGCGTACGCATGGTCTCATCGTTCTTATTGGGATGCCTGAATAGGTCTGTGACCTCCTTGATACGCGGATCCTTTTTGTCCGACACAGTGTCAGTCGAATCAATCGGCTTCACAACCCACTTAGTCTTGGTAACCTTTTCCTTGAGCGTGTTTATACAAATGCGGGCGATGTGAACCGACTGCGCCGCGCGACGAAGCACGTCAAACGAAATGCGTCCAGGCTTCGTGATGCCCTTTTCAATGAAAGATACGTTCCTCTGTCTGTCGCTTTCAAATACTAATCCACGTTGCGGAGTGATCATGCGATCCGCCTTGGTAAATGATTCGACAGTCACCGACGGAGCTTTGATAGTTTCTTCTGACATATGTTGTAATTATAACGATTTTAAGCCAGATTGTTATTGGCGTGTATCTTCCGCATTTTAAGGACAATCTGATTGATACTCGACACGTATTTGTACCCGAGCATCTCCTGTATATCCTTGCGCTTATACCCGAGTGAAATGAACAGTAGAACTATCGACTCATGCATCGGCAATCGATAAATGAAATCTTCGACATCAAAAGTATTTATAGACTCTTCAAAAGACGGAGCGACAAGATTGATAAAATCTTCTCCCTCATACTCTGATTGATATGACCTCACTATTGGTTTGACGTAATACTTGAATCCTTTTCGCGGGGCGCAAAGAGATGAAATCCATTTTTTCTGTGCCTCGTATATTCTATACTCCTTTGATATCTGGTTTAGCATCTGGTGTTTTCCACAAAAGCATGAGCGACGGTGTCCACTCTCCTAAGAACCATTCCGCATACTCCGTCGTTGAACTCTTTCCCTTAACTATAACAAACACAGCGAATGAATCAACGAAGAACTTATTGAGTGCGATAGTGTGCTGATATCTTTTCATCGGCGAGAATATCTGATACAGGGTCAACCCCTCATCTTTCTTTGCCTGAGCGTTTCTTTTCACTTGCTTCATCTGGCTCTTAAACTTTCTTTCCTCCAAACTCATTCGTTTCACTACGAAATAAAAGAATAGACTAGCATTTTCCTGTTTATCTTCATCTCCCTTATGCTTATCCGCCCACTCCCTAAGAATAATGAATATGGCCTGCCGAGCCGCATCGATTGTAAATTTGTGCGGTAGATACGGAGGCAGTCCAGGTAAAAGTGGCGCGCGCGGGTCGCGAGCTATGCGCTCGAGCATATTGTCCTTGTGCATTATATGCTTCTTGACGAGCAATTCATTGGCCACTCTCGCGGCATTTTTGAGTTGTTCTATAGGGAGTCTCTTTCGTGGTGGACTATTTTTAAGCATTATAATCTTATTAACCTGCTCTGCGTGTCTCTGTCGCCGCCAGATGCGCTACTGATGCATGTTTAGGATCGTTCGGGTCAACCATCATAGAAAGAATATCACGAGGAACTATACTCCGTCTCTTTTGCTGTGGTGGAGATGGCGGTAATGTATCCACAACATCTCTCATGACAGGCAGAGTGGGTGTATGATCACGTTCACGAACAACATCCGTAAACACCTGCTTCTGCGGTTGATTGATCGGGCAATTTTTTCCCTTGACCATTCTGATAACAACAATTTCACATTCCTCAACAGGATGATACTGCCCGCATCCCTCGCACTTCGCCATCTCAACGGTTGGTATTTCTATTGACATTATATTTCTATATTAAGACTTTTAAGCTTGGCGATTATTTCGAGCTTATAATCGTCGGGCAACGTGCGCGATCCTATCGGTGAAGTAACTAACCGCGTCAACTCAACTACACGCACGTCGTATGCCTTAACGTCATTGAGCTTTCGTGCCACCCACGTAAAGAACGTAATAGCAGTCATTTCCTTGATCGTGAGACCGCCTACGTTCTTGTTCAAGATTTCTAGTTCCATGATATTTTAGTTATCTTGTAAATCCGCCATGCGCTCTTTGTCGCGCTTGATGACATCTTCCATGTTTACCGACTCATCATCAATGGAGTACGTCCTACCTTCCTTATCGATATATATTCCCTTACCTTTATCCCTCTCGCGCGACTCCGCCATTTTCCTCACGTTCTGCTTGAACTTACCCGCCTCCAAGTAATTGGTCATACACAGGTAAATCATTGCCGCCTTTTCTTTCGTAAGTTGTATTCCCTTGAACACACAGTAGTCCTCGACCTGCTTACCCTTATTATCCGCCTCCGCTATGAAGCTCAAGTACCCACTAGCAAACTCTTCAAGATTACCGAGTCCTAAAGACTCCGCCATGCCGATCGCCGTAGACTTCAAATACGAAGCAAACATCTCAACGAACACCTCGAAATCGAAACGTACCTGACTCTTGAACGCGCGAGTCTCTTTCGTATGCTCTCCCTTGTACCTGTAAATGTCCATAAGAAACGATGCGTTGTCCTTACCGCGCTCGAAGAGATACATGCCAAGAACGTGATCCTTTGCGTCCTGCGACATATTCTTATCGGCCAAGGCCATGATGACCTTATCCTCGCGCGTCCCGTCACGCGTAATGACTACCATTGCGCGCTTTCCCGTGACAGGATTCTCAACCTCAATCGTCTCCGTCGCCGCTAGACCCTTATCCTTTAGTTCCGCCGCCGTAGCTTCTGGGGAATAATCTGGCGAACCTCTTCTGAAAAGACCGCTACCAAGTATACTTCTCCTTTTAAGCTCCTTGCTCATCTTCTTTTTCTTTTACAACCTCCAACGGTGGAGAAACGATGTACTCAATATTTGGCGCGAACTTCCACTTGTTGATAAACACTTGCTTATCAGAATTGAAGTCATTGACGCTCTCCAAGTCATCCCACCTTACGTTGAAAGAAAAGATTGGTACACGCTGGGTTGTGATAGCCTCAAACCCTTTCGAGTACAAACTCTGCCACATATCGCGTGCCATGAAATAGTGGGTCTTGTAATTCTCATCAACAGTGATCATTTCGGCCGTAAGTCTACGACATCCGAAGAAGTCAAGATTGATATCTCTCTCTTCAACAGGTGCGTTCTGTCTGTATGTATCGAAGAACTTTGCGTCTATAACACCTTTCAAATCAAACCCGCATATCATCTTCGCATCATCCACGTTCACACGATCAATCATGATGTCGATAGAATGCTCTTGAGTCATGATCCAAGGATTGATATTGATTATGAACTGAGCATCTGTTTCACTCAAAGCAAAATCAACGCCCTTCTTGAAATAATCTACATACGTAGCACCTCTCTTATCAATCGGCACACCGAATACATTTCCCGCTTTCTGCCTAGACATAATATAATTACTGACTGGTCTTGGTAACCTACGTGCCTCCGCAACAAAAATTATATACAACTGATGAACCGATGAGTACACACGATCGATGGCAATCTTAATAACCTCAAGGTCCAATTGTTTATTGACCACATCATCCCAATACCCAAACAAAGGAACAATAACTGCCACCTTGCTCTTGGTGGTAACACTTACAAACTTATTCAACGTATCATCCAAATTACTTCCTGCCATGTTTGTTTTTTATGTTATTAATAATCCTATCTAATGCATCCTTTTCGGATGGCGTCTCTGCGTACCTGTCCCGAGCGTATGAGAGTTCGTTTATGTATTTATCAATCGAAACTATAGGCACAGTCTGAACAACCTCTACTGCTTTATCAACTAATTTTTTTCCCAAGACTTTATCGTTCATCGCTATATCATCCAATACTTTAGATGTAACGGCCGATATCGTAGGCGCCGATCCTATATCGATTTGAGAAAGAGTGTATTGTCCCTCACCTTTCATGTAAATGGCCTGATTAGACATAAGCGTCCAATCACTTGGATTCGTTCCCATTTTATTCATGACATTAACACTTCCCTCGTACGCTTTCATACTACCCTCTGCAACTACCTGCACAGCTATGACAGTCATGAAGTCTTTCTTGTTAACAAAAATCAACTGATATACAGCGAAGTCTTTTAGAAACCTATGGTAGAAATCCGCACTTGCAGTCGCATCACTCATAGGCTTTGCAAACTTAAGCTCGATGCCAAGCATCTCTTTATCAATATATTTCTGTATGTATCTTTTTAGGAAATTCATATAAGCCATTTATGTTTATTTTCGACAGTCCACAACACAGTACGTCGCAAGCTATCCTCGAATCCAACTGGTGGCACCCATCCGATCTCTCGCATAAGAGATCCATCAAGACCATATCTGAGGTCGTGCCCAGGTCGCGAGCTATGAAAATCGACCATTTCATACTTCAAATCCTTGCCAAGGATGTCGGCGATGATTTGCGCCATTTCGAGGTTAGATACCTCCTTGTCGCCCACTATGTTGTATTTGCCCTTAGTGCCACTTCCGTCGAGCGTTGCCCCATTTTTGAGCAAATAAAGCACTGCATCGCACACGTTGCGGGTATGAAGATAGAACCTTGTGCCTGCCTTTGTCTTATTCTTATTCGAGTGGATGCTGATCGTCTCGCCATTAAGAATCTTTTTTATGCACATCGGCACAAACTTCTCCGCAAGCTGTCTCTCTCCAAAGACGTTCATGCAGTGAGTAATGAGCGTAGGAATCCTGTATGTGTGCGCGAACGCCACAGCCAAGTCCTCGGCGGCCGCCTTAGTTGCGGCATACGGATTGTTTCCATTGAACCTATCCCATTCCTTGTACAACACTCCCTCTGGTGCGGGTCCAAACACTTCATCCGTCGAGAAGTAAAGAAACTTTCCATTCTCGGCAAGCATCGGAAACAAACGAATCGCATTAAGAAGATTTGCCGTACCAACCACGTTGTCCTGAACGAAACCAAGCGGGTCCGTTATCGACCTGTCGACGTGCGATCCTGCGGCCATATGAACGATGTAATCAAATGGTTTTACCTTTGCTGGATCCCAATCACTCGAACCAAGAATAAGCATACGCGCGAACGAATCATTTATCTCAGCTCTTAAATCCCAATAAAAAAACTTAACTCTATGTTTCTCTGTCTTCCATATTTCCATATCGGTCAGTCGCTCGATGTTGCCCGACGTGTCAAGCCTGTCAACAGTTACGATTGACCAATCCGTATTTTTCAACAGATGCTCGATCAACTGCGATCCTATAAAACCCGCCCCTCCTGTGATTAAAACTTTCTTGCTCATATGTTATTTGTTAAACGCACTCTTATAATTTTCTTTCCCTGGCATCCCTCCCCACTTCTTTACATAATAAAATTGGTTCGCCCGAAACTGCTCATGACTCGTCGCAGGCTTATCCAACGCCTCCGTCTGTGTCTTCGATGCATAATGATAGAACAAAGATGTAGGCAATACAATCGCTTTCATTCCCGCAAGGTTAATACGATAGTGATAATCATTGTCCTCGTAATAAGCTGGCTTGAACTCCTCATCCATGGGTCCTATCTTATCCCAGCACAATCGATTGACCATGAACGCAGAGAAGCACGGATGCTCTGCCTCTGGTACCGACTCCTTTTCTTTCAAGTCCTTTGTAAGGATATCAGTTGGTGCCGCACACTCTCCGCGTACATCCATTGATGTGACCATAGCGAGAACATTAGTCTCTGAATAACAAGCTGTCGCTGTCGGTTCCTCTCCCTGAAGGTCTACACTTTTATCCAGTACAAGATTATTTTTAGCCTTCTCAAATCTCTCAACCAACCTATCTATCGCCTCGGGATGAAGTAGTACGTCGTTGTTGATCACAAAGGCATAGTCATATCCGCGCTCAAACGCGTCCTTGATACCGAAGTTGGCCGACTTCGAGAATGCCCATCGTTCCTCATTCCTCTGATGCGCGAATGTCGACGACACCAACTTGCCTGCCTCAACACTCGTATTGTCCGTCGAAGCATTGTCGATAAGAAGAACCCGATACTCATGCTTCGTCTTGATCGACTCTATGGCCGCCTTAGTGTATTTGTCCCACAAATTAATTACAGGCACAATTATTTGGACTTTGCTCATTGGATTGCTTTATTAAAGTCCTCTAATTTCATGCTTTTTATCACACTACCTTTTAACCGAATAACTCTATAACCAAAATCAGTAAATAATTTATTCTTTTTCTCATCCTTTTCCTGAACCTCTGGCTTGGAGTGCCAATAATCTCCGTCGCATTCAATAATAGTTTTTGATTGTGGCAAATAAAAATCTACCAATGCTATTCCCTTTATAGGTACTTGCTTCAAAAATGCTATCTTATTTTCAATCAACATTTTTTCGACAAGGATCTCAATGTCAGTATTGCTAAACTTTGCTTGATGCGTGGCCATATACTCTATCCGAGCCTTACTCATTTTTTCTTTTGTATCTTTATTACGTTTTTTTCCTTTTAGGATCAATCCTCTCTTTTCTCTCTCTTCAATTGGTTGAACTCTACCAAGATTTACCTTATTACCTTTCTTGAATTTATATCCAACAACCAAACCTTTGTGTGATTCGGACATCTTCTTTCTTGTTTCAAGAGACATTTTTTTTCCTAGCCAGTATCTAGTCATAAAATTATTATACTATTACTTCTTTATCTTAAAAAGCATTTGCTGTGCCAATGCGCACCCTTCCTCAAACTTCTTCATAGTCTCGACAGCAATCGCTGGATCCAAGTCTATGTACGCTGACATAAGGTCAATGAGCGCCGCGCACTGCGTCTTTACGCCGTCGGCGACATCGTTACCACTGGCTATGAAGTACCAGCCAACTCTTTTCTCTCCTAGCGTTGGATTTAATTTTGACATCGTCCTCTACGTTAAAACTTTTAATACGGCCGTGAAACCGCCGTTAGCGACTTCTCCCCTTACATCCTTAAAGTGAACCCCATCCGTATACACGGTGTCGTGTGTATCTTTCAGTACCTCCTTGATCCTGATCAAGTCTTTCTGGCTATGCCACTCGCCCATGATGTACTTGATGTTCTTCAACCAGTCCTTAGCCCCCTCAAGAATATCTGGCTCGCTACCTTCGGTATCGATCTTGAGAAGGTCAATCCTTGGAAACATAGCCAGATCTACAACCGCTTCAAGCGTTATCGCTGGTACAGTCCTCGAGTAAAGAATCTCCGACCCAATTTCAGGTCTTCCAAATGTTTCCATATCAAACTTTCCTTTAACATGATGGTTGCCCTGCCACTTGCATATGCTAAATTCTACATCCCTCAAGTTTGGATCACCTACGATCGCCGCCTCAATGTAGATAAGCTTATTGTCCGTGTTCTCTCTCAAGTAATCCATCATGGAACTCTCTGGCTCGCAAGAGATAATCTTCGCATTCGGAAAGATATTATGGGCATGAACACTGAATGCCCCTATGTTCGCACCTATGTCGACAACGTACTCAACATCCTTGTGTGTCTCTGCAAATGATTTCAGACCATATGAATCATTGGTAATCACTTCTTGCTCGTGAGCATCTGCATCCAGTCGAAGTTCTTCGCTAGCTTTTAGCATAATTATTTTGTTAGATCCTTGTAAAACTCCAACGGCTCTGGATTCAACGTCTCCAAGTGATCTCTCTGAGTATGATACGAATAATGCATGATCACAGCATCTCCACAAAACCATACTGGCCTATTCTTCTCTCGTGGCAATTCCCACGCAAGCGATGCTTCCTCGAGCGTGCTTGGAGTTACTTTGTCCTTTCCCCAGAATGCGATGCTACAAATCGAGAACTGGCGGAAATCATCGAACGAGAAACTTGGAATGTAATATGCATTGAGCGTTCCTTCCTCATAGCGTTTCTTGAACGTCTTATGAATCAAATCAATGAGACCGCTATCCGCGTACGCGAACTCGTGAAGATACTGACCATTGCACTCTCCTGCTTCTTTACCGAGCGCACCATTGTCCTGATGCCAACGAGTGATGATGGTGCTATTGATTACGTTCGGATAGATGAGAAATGCGTCAGGGTGCTCTATGCGCGCGCGGGCGATCTTCTCAATCGCTCCCTCCTCATACCACACAACGTCATCATCGAACCTTATGTAAATCGTATCGTCGTCATGACAATTCTTGAAGAACTCACAGCTCCTCATCGGGTCGCAGGTCTTATACGTCGGCACAATGTTGTCTATGAAAAATCTTTTGACCTTTGGATTCTCTGCCTCCATGCTGGCCAAATATGCAATATCGCTCTCCTTAATCGTGTTCTGCCACAACTGCCATCCGTCGATCAACCCTTTCTCCATCTCCGCGTAAATGCGCTTCTTGAAAATAGCTAGATACTTTTCTCGACCTGCTGGGGTCACTATCACGATCTTCCACTGCTTACCTGTTGCATCTGCAATCATGTATTTATTTATTAGAAATTAATAGTCCATCCAAATATATCAAACTACAGAAATACGTAAAGGGATTAGTTATCCCCATGCCTTTACTCTCCGTCGATATGCTTACCAACATCCTCTAAAAGCCCCGCAACCATGTAACCTTTCTCACGAGTTCGAATGCAATAATCAACATCTTCGCCATTGCCACCTTTCATATTTGCAGGTCCGTTCTCTTTGAATGCACCGATGTCATTGATTACCGATCGCTTGAGCAACCATCCAACCGCAGGCATCTGATCCTTGATAACAAGGTTACCTCTCGTCTCAAGAACTCCATGCGCTGGATGCTTCCACACGCCGAGGATGCCTAGCTTTAGATTATCCTTATACGCCTGCAAGCATTTCTCATACCATCCATCGTGATAGATGACATCGTTATTGGAAACTAGAATGTACTCTGTATTCGAAAATCTTAGCGCATCGTTCACCGCTTTGCCCCATCCGTCATTCTTGTCATTCATAATGACTTGATGAGGGTGCTTAAAGCCATCTTGTAAAAGCCATTCGTAAAATCCTGCCTCCGTAGAATGATTATCGTAAACAATAATTTCTGCATTCGGCGTAGTCTTCCTCAACGAATCGATCGTTCTCTTTGAATACTCCAGTCTATTGTACGTCACTACAATCGTCGTCAGTGGTTCCATATCTACAGTTGCTCAATCTTCTTAAAAAAGACTTCGTAAATCTCTCGACTCACCCTAAAAAAGTGTTCGGAATTCAAAACCTCAGTATCTTCTATATTAAGTAATCTACGAAACTCCCTAGCTAATATGATCTCCATATCTCGTTTAGCATCCAACGTTATCTTCACTTGTCGTTCATTCAATTTCATATTTATATTTCTTTATCGCCACCCAATTCTTCTTCCTCCTCTTCTTCAGCAGGTGCTACTTTGAATAATTCGACCCATAAGTCCAATGCTTCAATGAGTGGCTCGAACTCCGTACCTTTCCAACGCTTCGCGGCCGCTTCGCTGAACGCCTCGAACATATCGTCATACATTCCCCATTCAATCGTCATCACGAGATAGTCCACTTCTCTGTAGAAGCTGTTCTCAAACGCGATCATCGCCTCTTCTTCCTTAGCATCTTCCTCTGGCTTCACGACAGTCTGATGCCACACGATCGGTTTACCATACACGATACGTTCGTTCCTGATTGCCATGAGACGCTGGAAGATGTATCCGCCCCAAATATCATCATGTCTTCTGAACTCATACACTTTCTTCTGTTCTCCATGCGTATACTCAAAATTAGGTAGAAGAAGAAATGCAGGTATAGCTTGCGTCCATGCGGCCCAGTTCATGCCCGAGAGCGGTACGATGCCGTCTGCTACTTCATGCGAAGCCGTTATCATAGGGTCTTTGACCTGCTTCGTCGGGTTGGCCACGCGATCGGTGCCATACAAGTCCAATTCTCCTTCCCATAGACCAAGACTCAATATCGTCGGTCGCTCGCGCTCCACATACGGATATCCGCGTGAGAACCATCCCGTGTTCTTTATGACGTTAGTCCATCCGTGAGACTTCATCATGAGTGCCTCTAGGTGCTCTGAAATGAAGTTAGGCGGTACGACACAATCAGAATCTAGTCCCATGACGATGTCGTATCCTTCCTTCCACGCTAGCCAATGACCGAAGTTCTTGCAGGCTGATGACTTATGAAACTTCTCGAATCGTGCGTATAGTTCAGGTCCGAGTTCTTCTAGCTGTCGTGCGTAATCATATACTCGCCAATTACTTGGAAGCTCAACTTTGCCATTCGAGTCGTCGACAATGATCACACTGACGTTCTCCTTGCCCACAGTGATGGCTTTTAATGATTCGATCCATTCCTTAGTAAGAGGAACGTGTACGGGCGCAACGATGGCTATTTTGAAATCGGGCATATTATTTATTTTGTCCTTTTATCTCTTCCTTAAAATTTGCTTGAAATCCCGTTCCGCTCACGAGCTGTCGAATCTGCTCCTGCTCCTCTGGAGTACCATCATCGGTGATGCGTGCTCTAATCTTAAGGTCTCCGTTATCTTCTTGCAAGATAACTACATCGATGAGTTCTTTGTATATCTTTAGGATTTTTACCATATAGCTTTGTGAGGCACTATGTGCTTCTGATTACGATACTCCTGCAAAAACACACGCTCTGCGGTCTTATACATCGCCGCGTCCCAATTACCATTATCCTCAGGCATAAGCCCTATACCTCGCGCAACACACCAATCCTTTGCCATATCTTGATAGCTCTGCTCTTGGTTAACAGTCTGACCACTGATGTGATCACACGCGATACCAAGGACTGCAACCTTGAATCCTGACTCGAGCATCTGTGCCGAAATCAAACGATCGTAAAAATGATGCAACGGGAAGTCCTGCCTGAATCCGATCTTCTCCCATGCAGTGCGTCTAATGATCATCGCGCATCCATCAACCACAGCCGCAGGTGAAATATCATTACCTACCATGCCATGAGCTCGAGCTGGCGAACCTTTCCACACTCCCTCGCCCGTAACCATGGTGTTGCCCATGAAGTTCGACGTAGTGCCTCCGCCACGGCCGCTATTGCTATCCATCTCATTCGATCCCACGAAACCTATAAGTCCTAAGTCTGGGTACTTGTTAAACGCCTCGAGCACACGATCCTGCCATCCTTGCTCCCACACCACCAAGTCCGAGTGAAAGAACGCCACTATGTCGCCCGTGGTGTTATCCATACCCTGCTTGAACGTCGGATATACGCCTATGGACTTCTGATTGCGAACGATGTTGGCACCAGGTGCGTCTTTGTCCTCGAGCGGTATGGTTGACCCATTATCGATGATCACTAACTCCACATCGCATCCTTTGACGATCCCTTTGGCCGTGGTGATGTCTTTCTCTGAGACTGCGAACAACTGCTTGTAGACTGAACGAAAGAGTGGGTGTTGGTTGAGTACTGGTATGCAAACGCTAAGCTTCATATTATTTTGATTTCTTATTTTGTTTCTGTGGTGTACCTTTTGAAACAATCACACGCTTCTTAACATCGATGTTCTTGAACTCCACATCAAACCATTCAGTTAAAGATTCGAAATCACTCTTCAAATCCTCGAAATCTTTCTTGTTCGCCTTGAGTGCATGTAATTCCTGACACTCCTCCCATCTCCACCTAAGAGCTCTATCAGTTCTATTAACATCAAATCGATACTGAATGTAGAACCCTACCACGAACACCGCGATGAAAATAAAAATGTATAGCATATGTTTTTGTTAAACTCCTAATACCTCCCGCGCCTCTTCGATGAACTTCTTCTCTATGTTGCGCTGAATCCGAATCTCTATGCCAGTCCTACGTGCATCCCATGCGGCCGACTGAAACATGGGAACGTGAAGCGATTTCTCCTGATTAGTCAACATCTTTCGTGCCATCTTAACTTTCTTCTCGTGTGATAGTCTGGCCATAATTATTTCTTTAGATCTGCGATATCCTGCTTGCTGAGCGGACGCTCGAGCTTGATTCGAACTATGTCGCGCAGATTGATGTCGAGTCCCGAGTCGATGATCTCCTGACGCTGTTGCGTGTGCAGGGTATACGGAATATGAATCGTCTTGAATTTCTTGTTTTCTTCTGTAGTCATGTGTGTATTTATTCTTATAAAAGTAATTCCCTTTGCCGAGCCGTCGTCTTCCAGGAGTTAAGCATTGCTCGTAGCCACTACGTGCGCGCGGGCTTCACCTGTTTGCAGGATTGTTCGCACAATGATCCGCTCACGATACCAGCTCGGCGAAAGGAACTACCGACCAGTTAATACCTACATTATTACCATACTCCCATCCTATATGCAAAGAGTTATCCACACCCTTATCTATGCCTCATCATCTGCATGAAAACTTCCTTCTCGTAGTTCTGCTCGGCGATGATAGCCTGATCCGCTTTCTTATTCTCCTCCTTCAGAATGACTGGGTCTTTGATATTCACTGGTTCTCTAAGCAAAGGACCATTGTCGATGGACGGAACGACAAGTCTACCACTATCAAGATCTCGCATCTCCGAAAATGCGAACCACATGGCCATAAGCGAGTCTCCTGTATGTCCATCAGGAAATGCGCGCATCTCGTTCATCAACTGAGAAATCAGGCGTGTTGTTGCTGGATCATGTATATCATAAGGAAGAATCAATTTCTTATCTTCGGCAAAAATAGCCAGTGAGTTCACTCCAGCGTAAGGATCTTTCTTTTCTTTGCCAGTTTTATATCCTCGAACAGGAACACCCATATCATCTAAGTCCCTAACCATGGATTCTTGGAACCCTACGCTTTCCACTCTGATACCATCAGGTTGAAGTTTGTCATAATGTTCTTTCACTGTATTACGCACGGTCGCTGGTGAGAACTTGCCGCGCCAAATGTTTCTTACGAAAATATCTCCACGTTTGATATTAGGATCAGTAGAGTACTTAACCCTATCTAGCGTAAGCAATACGGTATCATCAGATTTCTTTTCTTCCGAAATCGCCAAGTCCAATCCTTCCGTAGTTAATTCCATTTCAAATCCGTCTCGTTTGCCGAGTTGCAAACTATACTTAGAACCTTTATTAATCGCTTCCTGAAGCCATGATTCTTCGAACTTCTGATCGGGGCGAAGCGATGGGTCGCACTGATACATGCGCGCAAAGGCATATGGGTTATTCTTCCGCTCCAAATAAAACCATCCATATCCGTGTCCTGACCCTTCGAACCTATCAGGCCAGAGCAACTGAATGCCTTCGTCCATTGCTTCCTTATTCTTTTCGTAAAACGCTTGCGCCATCGTCTGACGATCCTTGAATTCTATATCCTCATTGTAAAGAATCTTAGCCCATTCATCCCATAGATTTATGTTGATTGGATCCTGAATGATCGCTTTGACTTTGTTTCGATAGTCATAAAACGGGTTCTTCAAGAGTCGAGACACCAAGTCGTCCATATGCCATGTGTTACCGAGATATAAGAAACGGCTGCCGCTCGCCAAAAGCACTGGTCGAATCGTCGTATCTACCCACTCCACGACCTTCTTGCGCTGATCCTCTGTCTCGGAGTTCTCCTGATCGACTATGTCGTCGCAGATGATGACCTTCGCGCGCTTAGAAAGAATCGAACCGAACAAACCGACGGCCGTGACAGTCGGCTCTTTCACATTAAGATCGGTACGCCTGATGGAAATCGAACGTCCTGACCAATTCTTCTTGGCTTTTGAATAACCTTTCATCTGCGGTATGACACCACGATCTGCTGGATCTTTGATCGTATCCTTATCGACATAACACGCAAAACGCTGATACCTATCGTTCGCCTCAATGTTACTGATGACCTGAGCCAAGAAGTCTTTTGCCATGCTTTCCGTATTACACACCAAAAGAATCGTTACGTTGTGATCCATAGCCATGAGCCACATGACATACGAAACGCTGATGTGCTGGGACTTTCCATGATTACGCGGATACGAGATGACTATGCGCTTGTACGCTGAGTCTGAAATGATATTGTCGAGTTCGTTTTGAAATGGCGCGTTCTTGAACCCGCGAATGTACTCCACGAAAACCTTAAAGTCAGTCTTTGCTCGCTCAAAGACTTTTTGCTCGAACAGATTACTTTTCTGGGTTTCCATCTTGTTTTTCTTCTGCATCTATAGACGCCAAGACCTCGGGACTGAAGACCGAGCTGTCAACCATATAGTTATTATTCTGAATGACGGTGCCTATCATCGGATTGACTGGCGGTAACGGATCTTGCTTACCCCATTTAGATGGATTACGTCGTTCCGCCGCCCACATCAGAACGCTTGCTGTCTCCTTTTTCAGATGACTGACGATACCACTCTCGATAAGCATATCTCCTATATTTTCACATATCTCTTTCACTCGGTAGAAGTCTGGGTGAAGCTCCACAAAGTAATCCCATTGATCTATTGAAATACCCGCATAAATACAGGATTGTTTGATATTGTACCCGTTCTTGAACCCAGTTATCAGATTCTCTACTTTTCCCCTTTCGTTCCACCAAGTCCCAGATTTCCCCCTTAGCACTTCAAACTTACCGAAACCCTTGTCTGGAATGACATATGCAATCTCTCTGACATTTTCCTGCACGGCCTGTGCAGGCGGTATAACTACTGCTGTATTAGGAATAGGATCAACTATGCTTGGCATGACTTCTGCCGTATCTTGTGCATTTAACTGCACGGATTCCGTTGAGTCCTTATTCTGAGCCGTTTTTTCTTGATCGTTCATTATCTTTTATAAAAATCAATCCACATACAGCACAAGAATAATCGCTTTCTATGACTTCACTATCACATCGTGGGCAAATCAATACTGGTCGGCCGCCAGGTGTCTCTACTCCCTCAAATGGTACGTTTTTGAATGTATCTGAACTCATTATCTATTTATTTATCTCTCCCCACGATACGCCATCCTCCCTCACTGGGTCTTTACCTGTGTACTTAGCCCATCGGTTAAGTATTGCATGAACGTACTTCGGGTCCATTTCCATGAGTCGAGCCTTCCTATTGGCCTGTTCGCACGCCATAAGAGTGCTACCCGAGCCGCCAAACGCATCGACCACAATGTCCCCATGCTGGCTGTTCTTCTTCAATGCGCGTTCGGCCAGTCTCACGGGCTTTTGCGTCGGGTGGATATATCCTCTCGTAGCGTCTCGCTTCTCGTACCATAAATCGATCATTTGCGGCCAATCGGTCTGATCCAAGCTATTCATGTCTTGGAAGTTGGAGTACTTGGTGTTCTTGTAGTGAGAATTTCCTTTCTTCCAGCCGAACATGCATGGCTCATACGTACGTAGATAGTCTAGTCCGAATTTCAGCATGGGCGTCTTAACCCACAATATGATCTGCGATATGGAGAATCCATTCTCAATGAGTGCCATCCTATTGGCTATCTCCTGTTTGTCCGCATACCACCAGTAGATTGACGCATCATCCGTTGAGAATGCATACAGATGTATGAGAATTGCGTTATAGAAATTGAATGCCTCTTCCTCTGTCTTATCGTCATCGAATACTTTCTTCCCTTTGAACTTGCCGCTCGAGTACGAATTTCCCGTTCGGCTCTTGTAGTCTATGGAGTACGGCGGATCGGTGAAAACCAATCTAGCTTTGTCTCCGTCCATTAGCTTAGTCCAATCATCCTGCTTGGTTGAATCGCCGCACAAAATCCTATGATTGCCTAGAATATAAAGCTCTCCTGTCTTTGCTTTGACCTCCGTGATCTTGGCCAATTCTTCCTCTTCATTGAAATCATCCTCTTTCGTCTCGAAGAAATTCAGATCCGCTTTATCAAAACCCAAGTCAATCAGCTCCTCCACATCGAAGTTGTTCGCCATGGTAGAAAAGTCCCATTCCCCAGTATTTCGGTTCAATCTAATATTGAGACGTTTCTCATTCTCTAAGTCTAAATCTACATATACAACTGGTATCTCCTTAAACCCTAACGAGCACGCTATCTTGTAGCGCATATGACCGCCGACAATGACGTTATGTCGATCTTTATGCTTATTTACGATGATTGGGTCAACCAATCCGAACTCTTTCATTGATGCGGTTAGGTCCGCGTATTGCTTGTCGGTCAATCTGCGCGGGTTGTATTCCGCTTCTTTTAGATTTTCTACTGGTACGTTTACGATTTCCATTTATTTTATCTCAATGAGTAACGGCTCCCTAGCTCGTAGCTCCCATATTACAACAATACATCTCACGAAGCTAGGGAACTTATACACAGCGAACTCTTCGGCGGCCTTTTTGACTATCTCATTCCTTCTGCGTGGCAAATCCTCCGTGGCCTTGCTGTTCCAAAAAATGAACTCGTCCTCTTTCATCGCCAACCCGTCCGATCCGAGGATGTCTTTCTTGGAATAGAACATGCCGCGTCCAGGAATGAACCGACTGATATACCGCTCAAGATACTCGCAATGATATCCCTGCTTCTCGAACCATTGCTTGGTTTTTACCTTGTATCGGTTTCCCCGTGCGGCGTTACTTGTCATATTTCCATTATCATAACACCGATACCAAGCTCCTCACACTTATTTATAAAGTCCTCCTCCTTTCCGTGCCATGCAACGATTATGTCCGCAACTTGATCGGGCTTTTCCTTGTAGTCCATATCGATCGTGCCAGCAAATCCAATCTCATCCCAATCACTGCCGTTCTTTTTGTGTCTTATAATCAAACCAGTGAAGACAGGATACTCTCCATGATCGCCGTCTTCGTCATACGGATTCCACCGCTTCGCAAAGCGCGGGAAAGTGAATGTTATTTCGGTTGGTGTGTGCGTGATTTTCATATTCATTCAGATAAAAATACCACAATACAGAACACCCCGATAAACAAAGCTTCGTAGAACGCGACCTTTGTGGTCGGATGAATGAATATATTTAGAATCGTGATTGCTTCTTTCATTCTGTTTGTCTTTTATTTTTATTCCAGTCCGATCGGTCGACCTTGTTGTTGATGCGCTTTACTTTTACATTCACTTTGGCCAGCTGAACATCGCAATCGTCAAACGCGATATCGATGTCGCCGCGCGCCTCTTTGACTGGGAACTCATCAGCCCTCAAACCAAGCTTATCTGCCCACGTACGCGCCCAATCCTGCCCACTACCGCTCCAAATGATCATGTATACACCTTGCGCTTGAAACCACTTGTAAAGTGCTACAGTGTCGTAGTTGGGCGTTTCACGATCGAACCCCGTGACCACACACGGAACGATGAGCGTGTCATCCATATCAAACGCAACACGTAGCTGTGTTTTTACATAGTTCGGGTCAGTGATGTTTTTATCTTGAGACATATATTTTTGCGCTAGGATATTTCTTGCACGCAGTCAAAACCTCTTCAACGAATGGAACGAAATGGACGTACAAACCCCATCCGTTTTCAGCATTGAATTTCTCAAAATACTTCGGCTTATTTTTTAGTTTCTTCAATCCCTCCTCCAAAATATCCACTACGTCTTTCCCATACACCGCGGCAATCTCTTCTGGCCTCCACAACGCGTAGTAGATACCAGCCTTGTCGGCCATCTCGGTGAGGTTATGAGTCATGTTTGCACTAAAGACACCGATCTCATTTCCGTCCATTTCGTATTGAAGTCCAAAGTCTAAGCTCATGGTTTTGGAAGATGATCAATCGCGCAATACAAATCCTCCTCGGATATGTCCCGATGAGCTGACCACTGGCCAAGCACTATACCAAGCGCACACGCCATACATAGCTGGCTGATCGCAAAGATTATATACGGCAGGATGAAACCGCACCCGAGTATATACCGACCGATATCGGGTACTGACCATACAAAGCACAATGGAATTGTCGTAAGATATTTTCTCATACGTTGTAATTATGTTTAGCGACTATGGCTCGCATCGTTTCTAGTGTCGGCCTCATGATCCTGAAATCCCCTTTTTCGTAATACCCTTTCAACAGGACCGACGCACAGATGCCCTTATGAAAGTGATGACCCGTACCCGATCCTGTGGCGGCCGTGCCGTCCGTTATTTCCTTTCCGCATACGATGCAGGTGTCTTTCATTATGGTTGCGATTTTCGCGCGATATCGACCGCTTGAAGAAAACACTTAGCGAATCCCTCGATCGTCTCGACCTTTCGATTTTGGAAGTCCATTTTTGTACCCCCAGGGATTTCAAACATGGATATCCTGTGCTTATCGACATCTATCTCCGCACCACAACTGATCATATTGCTTTCAAGCTTAACCCGCACTGGCGGCTTTGCATCGGGAGTCTTAAATCCCTTGAGAACCTCTATCAACTTGTCTATGAAATTGTTTGTTTCTTTTGACATATTTTTATTATGTTTCTATTAATGGAAGGAATCTCCTGACCTCCGCGTTCTTGGCGTTCACAACCCGAGCTGGGTCAAGCTTCTTCGTGATGAGCATAAGGTAGTCCTGTAGATTGCTGTAGCACTCATCTTCCCAACCAGCATCGAATGGCTGATCCACGGGAACAGTGAACTCTTTCCATTCGCTCACCATGTATTTCTCATCGCCATGATCACTCTGGGACCACGGACTCGGACAAGAACATCCCGAATGGAATCCCCAAATGACCCTGCCGTCTTTCGTGAGTCCGAACCTTTCCTCGTCAAAATCGTAAGACTTTGATACTGACGGCTTCTGCCTACTCATGAACCAGATGACCTGATACTTTTGCCCATCAGTCCTAACCCAAAACTCTTCGGGAATCCTGTCTTTGTTTTTGATAAGAGTTTCTATCTCTTTTTTGAATTTAATCGATGACATAGCCGTTTACTTCACGTTGTCTAATAACCTTATACGTCCCCTCCGACAAGGGAATCGTCTTATGCTCGTTGTGCGTAAGCTTCGCGCCGCCAGCAGGAATGACCACGTAGAAGTTCGGAATACCCCTCTGCCATCTATCGAAGTCATCCCTGTTAACCACGAACACCTTACCCGCCGATATCTTGTGATCGTGGCCAGTGACCGAACTACCGAGAACGATACGGTCATTTTTCTCTTTTCCTCTAACCTCTTCGTCCGTCTTTATGAACAACAAATCTCCTTGTCTATACATGATATTTTACTTAAACCACTTGTAATAATCCTGCTGTTCTTGCCCACCAGCACGAATGGTAACTATCGGAAGTCCCGCTCTCGCGAGAGTCCAATTCAACAACATCCTGCCAGTGCGCCCATTGCCGTCTACGAAAGGATGAATCCTCTCATACTCAACGTGCTGGAACTTCGCCTCCAAGACCATCTGGCGACTTGTGCCGTCAACAGGAAAAACCTTGAGAGTCGCATTGACCAACTTGACCCACGCAACCATTGCCTCTGGTATCTTGACCCAATTCATACCCTCTCGGCCGCCGATCCATACGGCACACTTTCTAAAATATCCTTTCTCATTGGGCTGTAGATTTTGATGAAGCATAAGGATCTTATGAAGCTTCAACACAACACCAGTCGACATCGTCTTTTGCTTCAAAAGGTAGTCGAAAGCAATCTCGGCCTGATGAAGCGACACATCATCATACACTCCCTCGATCGCGTTACTCTCGCGCAGGAACTCTATTTTTTGTTTTTTAGTGATCCTTTTCATGAGTACAATTTATAATTTTCATAAACCTTTTGGCGCTGTTCCATAGTCATACTTCGCATAAGCTCTCCGATCTGACTACCTGCCTCGTCGTTTGCTCCCGAAGCATATCCCGAACACCAATCGACATGGCTATCCTCAAGATTGCCGTCATCAAGAACGATATGAAGACTTCCACCCGCGCCATTCTCCGAATAATATTCCTTGACCAAAGCAATGAACTTCCTGAACCATCCATAGTCGGCTTTGATCGCGTGAACCAAATCGTTATACTCGGTGTAGTGAAGTTTTTTCATATTTTTTGTGTTGATCCGCATACGCACGTCGGTGACCACTCGTCACATGCAACGAAATGATGTCCATCCAAATGAACAGGACACTCTGATAAAACCTTTACAAGGCCTCTCATTTCACAATCAGCTTCTCGGCATACAGCAAGATTAACTTTCTTCTTGTGATCCAGGTAAAAAGTCACTCCCATTTCGTGAGTGGATGATGAGACATCGATCATTTCCCTCTGACATTTGAAACATTTTGCCATATTAGTCTCCTTTTACGTTAACCAACTGCCTAAGCGTGTGTGTAATCTTTACGAGATCCTTGGCGTACTCCATGACCTTGTCGATGTCCTTATACGCTCCAGGGATTTCGTCGATCAGAACATCCGAAACGCGATACTCGATGCCGACCATAGCCTTGGCCAAGTCGTCCATATTGAACGCCTTTTTAGCCGCACCGCGCGACATCCTGCGACCAGCTCCGTGCGGCGACGACTCAAACGCCATCTTGTTAGCCAATCCCTCGATAATGTAGCTACGCGCGCCCATAGAGCCAGGTATCATGCCGCGCATGCCCTCACCAGCATGGATAGCACCTTTGCGCGTGACCCATACTTTCTGTCCGAAATGCTCCTCGAACTGCGCGAAATTGTGATGACAATTTATGCGCTCAACTTCGATCTCTGCCTGATGTCCATTCTCTCCGTAGAAATGGTAGGAAAGCTCTGTCATGACGCGATCCATCATCTCCTCGCGGTTGAGCAAAGCGAAGTGTTGCGCCCACGCTACGTCCCTGATGTACTCGGAAAACAATGCCTCATGCTCTGGTATGTAAGCCAAATCCAAATCCGTAAGCTCAATGAAATACTTACGCATGATGTCTTTAGCGGCCTCGATGTACCAGTTGCCGATCTTGTTTCCTATGCCACGAGATCCGCTATGAAGCGTTGCCCAAACAGTGTCCTCCTCATCAACGCAAATCTCAATGAAATGATTACCTCCTCCGAGCGTACCAAGTTGTTCACGCCAATTTTTTGAGAATGAATCATACCAAAACATGCCGTTACCAGACGATTCAACAGACTCTTTGTGTTTGTCGGGGTCAGTATCCCTAAACTTTTCATCAAGAATCTTAATGCGAGCCGCGGCGCTCTCCGTGATCGTCGTATTGAACTTTCCAGCCGACATAGGAATGCGACGCTCTATACCCTCGCGCATTTTTGCAAGGTCTTTCAAGTCCCCGATCTTCTTGTTCGTCTTGACCGCGATCATGCCGCACCCGATATCGACACCGACGGCCGCAGGTATGATTGCGCCCTTGGTGGCAAGAACAGTGCCGACAGTCGCACCCTTTCCGAAATGACAGTCGGGCATGACAGCCACATGCTTAAAGAGAAACGGCATCTTTGATGTGTTCTCAATCTGCTTGAGTGCGTCCACCTCGATCTCCTCGATCGGCACCCACGATATTGCTTTGTCGTTAATTTTATACATTGAGTTTTGGAATACTTGTAAGCTCGAAATCCTTGTCATCCTTGCCGAGCCTGTCGACTATCTCATCGAACTTGAGGTCGCAGAACTCGTCCTCCCAATCCGCTATGAAATACAACCGATCGCTCTCGCGGATGATGCCGAACAATACTGGGTCGCGCATTTTCTGTTTTTCCTCTGGCGTGAGCTTCTGTTCTTTCGCGCGCTTCTCTTCAACCTTACCCTCCCAATAGTGATAGACCACATATCCATCGAAACATCCGTCAAACTTATTTTTCTTAGCCAAGACGTCCTCGGGAACGACACGCGTGTACTCTTTGAGAAGCGTGTCCGAAATATGACCATCTCTGATCTTGTTCTTGTATTTTTGTAGGTCTTCGCGCTCTATAAAATGACGAATACCTTTCGCATATAGAACGCTCTCGCGCGTCTCACGGACGAACTCCGTCATAAACTTGCGACCGAGAACCTCCTGCCCGTTCTCTACAGCCTTGTTGAAAGCTTTCTCCAGCTTTGCCAGTCGGCTCTTCATACGCATACCCTCGAGCGTGCCAAACTTGCTCTTTATGAACTTGAAATACAGCTCGGGATGAATGCGCGTCTCTACCTTTGAAAGCTTCATCTCCACCTGATCAGAAATGTAGTTGAGCTGTCCCATCATAGTCGTCACATTAGTTGCACCCGTATCCCATGCAGTGATCGGCTGATTTATGATGTAGTGATTGACCGCAGTGGTCGCTTGAGTCTGTGTTGGATTTTGTTCGTTCATATGTTTTTAATTATGTTTTGGTGCATACCCTAACGCTTGTAAATGCTCATCCTCGAGGTGGTACTTCGCATCATAGTCCGCACCACGAAGCTCCGTATTCTCGCTCAAAATCTTTCGCCATGCCCTTGAATACGAGTCCGCTTCTATGATTGCCACTTCAAGTATATTCTCCGACATATTCAAAAGGTTGTGTTTCTCGATGAGCATGCGAGCTATCCCGCGCGCCCTGTTTCTCCTCTCCCTAAAGAAAGGATTTTCTTCAAGATAACTTTTAACGATTTGATTGATATTGCTCATGCTATTCTCTTGACCGCCTCCGTCCAAACATACATACCATACAAATCCGCCAGTTCGATAACCTGATCAACATCAAGTGTCTCACGCCATTGAGCAAGACTATCCTCAAAATCGTCTTTTATACCATCGTACGTTTTGAAGAATGCGTCCTCTATGAACTCATCGAATGATTTATGTAGCTTAGACATTGTATTGAAATTCCTTTGGTAAATAAATCTTCTTCTTGGTCACTTCTCCGCCTGATGAATCTGTGAAGTCCTGCTCAATGATGATGAACTCTCCGCCGTCATCCTCCATCACGTCCTTTTCCGTGTGGCTGAACTCATCCAACCATTTGAGCCGCGCAATGAGTGTTTCGTCGGTCATAGTGTTTCATCAAATATCATCGCCTCGTTCGGTGTGCCGTCGACGAACCTGTTCGCATCGTTCACTATCCTCTTCGCTTCCTCAAAAGAATACCGACCTGCTTCCGCGCGATCCTTGACGTACCCGCTGTGATTGGGACCCCACCAACCATCATGCTCGTTGCTCCAAATGATCCACTCTTTCGCTATGCCTCTTACGACTTTCGATTTGATCGCCGTCTCACCACCCTTAATGATGTCGGCTCCCTCGAAACTCTTGTCGAGCATGCTACCGATGCTGTCGATCATCTTTCCGTTCGCCGCAATCGACTCGCGCGCGTCATCTATTTTGCCCGAGTGATAGTAGTCTCCCTCGTCATGCACATAAACGGACTCGCAATAAGAAGCACAGAATCTAAGAATGTCACATACCCACTTATGCTCAACGACCGAACTGGCGAATTGTGTTTTACAAAACCCAGACGCAAACATCGTGCTTCCATCATCCAAAACCTTGCTCGGAAACTGATCCTTTAACGTCTCGTTTTCATAACTCCATCCGCTCTTGTTTTTAGCGGCCTCTTCTTGCCAGTGCTTCATACTTCCAAACCCCAGCTCCAACCACTCACATCCGCCGATCTCAAAATGAAGTCGATATGGATGCTCTCGGACGATCTTAAAATCTATACCGACCTTGTCGGCCTGTTCGGTCTTGATAGTCTTTCCCAGTGCCTCCACTCTATCAATCATTGCAGGTACGTACTTCTTCTCCTGCCCAAGACGATAATGAATTGTAATGCCCATATGTTATTGATTTGATGTTAATTTTGTGGGTACTTTCCGCAGGTACCTGCACGTCAATAATCTTACCAAACTACAGGACTACATCAAGACCCCCTGTGGACAACTTATGATCAGAAAACTGGGAGTCGAACCCAGACTTCACCGCCCCAAACGGCGTGCGCTACCGCTACGCGATATTCTGACTTCACCACGGGCGGGTTTCCCCTTACCCGATCCTCCATAGGACCTCCGTGGCTGGTGACGCCTACGAATACAGAAACTTTACCACAAATCAAAAGCCCCGCAATCGACCTTGCAGGGCTAGTGATCGCCGCACTTTGTGAGTGCGAAAAGGATTGGTTAGTCGAAATAACTAATCCTATTAGCCGCTATTCGCGGCCTTACTCCAACAAGACTTGCTAGACGCCCAAGGTTGAAGACCTGACTGATCAAAGAGATATTTCGCAAACAGAATGTTGCCGTGAGCAGTGTAGATGTTTGTCGTGGTGGCCAACACCTCATCCTGATGATGATCAATGTTGATCTGAAACACTCCGACATCATCGTGATTGACGATGCCTCTCAAAATCTTGCCTGTGTTTTCGTCATACTCGCGCAATCCTGATTCGCATGATGCGACCTGAACCATGATCGGAGAAGACGTACCGAACACCTGATCAATCTCTTCGACGATCGATGAAGTCGACGTGTTCGTGATAGCGGTATTTATAGGCGTGGTTGTCGCGTTAACGACAGTCCATGCCGCTGTGAGAAACCAGAACATAGAAGTTCAGGTTTATGTTTTTGTGGGAAAACTATGGGGTGGTGGTTGGATTAGTGCTAGTCAAAACAGGATTGCTTCCTGTGAACGAAAGGTAAAGCTTGCGAATCGCGCCCACAACAAGCGAGACCGCACCAACGATACCAAGAGCGTACTGGACAACGAGGACGGCGTTCACATCGAACATGTTGAGGAAGTCGGGAAGTCCTGCTACCTGAAAATGAGCTGCGCCAAGGACACCGAGAATCGTAGCGGTAGCGGTGGCCAATGCGCCCTTAACAGTCAAAGATGTCTGGCTGGGATTTGCCGATGATACGACAACCCAATTCCAAACCTTGTCGAAAAATGATCCTATTGATTTCATAATGTTTTTTGCTATTTGATAAACCGATCGTAGAGGACTGGTGGCGGGAATAAAGGGAATCAAACCCTCGCTTCTACATCGACAATGTGGCGTGCTGTCACTACACCATATTCCCAGCATCAATCCTCTACCTAATAATTATAGCCCCATAATGCCCACAATGTCATGTGGAGAAATATGGCTATCTAAGGCCCCTGTAGGAGCCTCATTGCCTCACTGCGTGTCACTAGATTGCCGTACATGTCCGAACTCAAAAGCATAGCTATGTTCCTTTGCATACGAAAAGACTCGTTCCGATCGCGGACGTTATCCCTGATCCACTTGATCTGCGCCCTATACGCCTCCAATTCCTGCGAAAGACGGAACTTGTCGTCCTTGATGTACCGATCGTACCAAATGTCGGGACCGCCGATATCTCTTTGCTGTCGAACGTGTACGCTTTCGTGGACGACGAAATCTGGCGCTACAGGCCGCTTAGAGTAGACAGAATCGCCATAAGTAATAATAAGGCCACTATCCCAATCAACCCCAAATCGTGCGCGGAGACGATCGTAAACAGGTGGTATTTCATTTGAGAATTTCATTTTTGATTTTTTTAAGTCTCTGATATCTTTCGTGTGCATATATCCTTTGCCTTTCCTTGAGTGCCGCCCACTTCACTGGGTCTTTTTTAAGAAGCTGGTATCGCTTTTTGGTAAGCATATTTGCTCTCTTTCTGGCTTCGGGATGCGCGGCGTAATACCTCTCCATTCTTGCCCTCTCTTTGATCCTATGAGCCGCTCTACGAACTGGGTCGGCCATCATCTCTCGGTACTTCCTTTTCAGATTCTCCCTAGTACGTTCAGGATTTCTCATATGCCAAGCCTTTGTATTTTTTGCTTGAAGCTCCATAAAATGAGCTTTCTTAACTGGGTCTGCCATGACCTTTGCTTTCCATCGCTTTGCATACATCGCCGCGCGCTCTTTCCTGCTATTGAGATTCAAAGCATATCGCTGTCTTGATCTGTCGTTAATGCGTTTCCTACGCTCCTCATACGGAAGCGAGTTATGTATACGGCACGCCGAACAAGTATAAAATCTAAACTTTCGATTATTAAAAGACTTTTCGGTTACCTCAACTTCTGCGCCGCACCAAATACAATTGACCTTGACCATCTTGATCGGCAAAACGACGTGGCCACGAAGCGTTAGGTACTCGTGCTTATCCATATGCTTCGCAAGAATCTGCCTGACACGCTCACGAGTGATACCCAGCTCCTTACCGATCCTCTCGAGCGACCACCTGTCTCGCTTCAACTGAAAAATACGCATGAGACGAGAATACTCGGCACCAGCCTTTCTGTAATCCTTTCTAACTGCCAACATATCCCTATAGAATATGATTCTCGCACTGACTCTGTCCTCTCGCGCCTTAGTCCTGTCATCCCGAAAATTGCTTTTGACCACGCCGATCTCGAATCGAGACATACCTGTGAGATCGACTTCCCTAGACAAGGTCTCAATTGAAAAGACGTTCGGAAACTGCTCCATCGACTTTTTCAATGCTAAATCTTTGTCGAAATACTTTTCCATAATTACTGACACACACAACCGATCCCACCAGCCATCTCGGCGCACGCCTCTGGCGTCGTGTGGTACTCACGCGCTATACACGCCTTATACGCATCACCTGACACCTGAACCGCCTTGTCATGAGCTGGTGCCCAAACACCTATCCAATAAACAACCACAGCAAGAAACACGATGAATACGCATCCGTTAATGATCTTGTTCATATTATTGATTGATGTTGAATGGAATAATATTCGACTGAACTGGTGTCGACGATGCATTATTGTCATGCAAAGTGCTACCTTCTGGTGCTGGAGTTAACACGCCATTATATCCAACACTCATGATTTCTCCAGATCCAGTGGCGCATAAATTGTCTTGAATCGCTGTAGCACAACCAACAGAATCAGAAGAAGTTTCTATCGGAGCAATCGGTGCGCCCGCAGACGCCGAGCTTGATGAACTCAATTCTGGGCTAGACGTTGCACTTGTAGTCTGCTGACTGAGGTCCTGAACAACGACCGCCTGAATATGCTGAAGTTCCGTCACACGACTCGGGTTTGAATTAATCATCCCGATCAGGAACAAAACTATTTGTAGTACCGACATAAGTGCTTGTTGCATATATTTTTATAATTATCCGTTAATAAACCTACAGTTAATATACTACCATACTACAGGAATATAACATAGCCGAGTGTGGACAACTCAACCCAATAAATGCCCAATATCCACGCCACGGATGTCGTTTTTGATGTATTCCAAAAAATCGAAATCATCTTTACCCATCTTAAATAATCCCTGTTTGAACTTCTCGTAAAGAAAAACCAACGTCTTTTTGAACAGAAATAATCGCTCCTCAATACCATGTCCCATGTGCGAATGACATCGCCCACAAACCACAGCACAATTGCACGCCGATCCGCTCACACGTCCGAAAATATGGTGCATTTCAGTTCCACCTGCGTTATTTCCATTACCACCGCAAACCCAACACGCATAGCAGTCCATAAACAGGACCCGAACTTTAAGCGGAAATGGATTTGAGAGAATCATTGTTTAGTCTGGTTACTTCCGCAATCGCTTCCCGAAACCTACTCATCGGCAAAACTTCATTTTTGTACATACGCTTATATTCCTTTTTGGTAAAATGTCCTTGCTCAAGACGTTCCCTCTTAACATCATCCTCGTGAATGCGCTCAGCCTTTTCATGTCTTTCGATCCACTGACACTTTGATCGGTAATAAATCTTACCAAGAATAACGAGTGCGGCCTGAACTTGGCCGATCGTTGACATGGCACCTATGTGAGCTTCTCGTTCTGGAACTTTAAGTCGGCGCGCGAGCTCTCTATACATTTTGCTCCTGTCATACCCCAACGGGATGATACTCTCGATGACTTCATGGGCGGCCTGTTGATAGAAAAAAATGTCTTTCATACTAAGTAAAAATTACAAGCATACTCGGAAATGGTGCTGAGTTCTTTGATCCGCCAAACTTGAGACGACCTTTGAGAAAACGAATCTCTACGTTTGGTTTCTGGTAAATATACTCGTGGAAGTATTTCGTGTCGGTGCGCGCGGGAAGTAAGGCCACAACAATTTCTGCCCCCCCCATTGCCGCTTTTTCAATCCATTTACCTATTTCACGTCCGTAAGGAGGATTACAAAATACCCTCTCACCAGACCAGTCTTTCGAAAGACCATCGTCTTCCTTCGTGTAGAACCTCAAGCATTTCGCGTTTTCTTTCGTTGCGGCTGGATCGAGAGTAAAATGAAACTCTGCTTCAAGCTTGTCGAAAAGCTCTTGAGGCGTGAACCATTCGGGAGTTTTACTAGAGAAGTGGACGTTCATACGATTCTTTTATAGATCTCATTGGTTGTTTCATTTTTCTATTCGTTCCTGCTTGCCACACTTCGTACAGATGCGGATTTTGATTTCTTTCCATGTAGGATGATCGCATCCTTTCGGATCAATCATCGCGCCGTCGGTGAGATAATTCTTTATCAAGCGAGTTATCGTGATGCTCTTACCCTCTGGAATTTTATCGACGTTGGGAAACACTTTGTAAAGTTTCACCGCATACTGGATCCATCTCTCGGACATATCCAATTCATCCGCGATGTACTTGATCAACTCGGGGAACGATTCGACCTTGTCCTCATTCTTGAGAAGTAATTCTCCGATCTTGTGGCGAAATACGATCTTGTGCCATTCCAACTGATACTTCAATTCGACCATGGCCGTCTTGAACTCATCGACGGCATACTTCGCTTCCTCGAGCATATTTTTGAACCATGCTGTCTCTTTGAAATCTACCGACAATTCTTTTGATTTTGACATGTGATTTTTTATTAATTCTGTCCCTGATTCCCATCCCTCTCAAACCCTCTAAAATCCTCACGATTCTTATCTATCTCGACCAGCATATGATCATTGTGATACGCCGTGACATATCCCATCGTTCCCTCGCGGCGGTTCTTGAAGATGCGGATTTTCGACTTGTTGTCCCCATCCTCAAGCGCCTTGCGACGCGTACTCGATCCATCATCATCGTTCGGAATACGCCACACGCCGACGATCGTATCAGCTAATCTTGAAATCAAACCTGAATCTCGGATGTCCTCTTTGCGCGGTTCTCGGTTCGTGCCGTTCGGATCGTCCTTGCTGTGAGCGATGAGAAAAATGATGAGGTTCTGATCGACCGCGATTTGCTTGATCTTCGCCACCATGTCGCCCAGCTCCAACGACACATTTCGCTCTATGCGCTCAAGACTAAAAATCTGATGCATATGGTCTATGAAAATGGCCTTGACCGCACCTCCCGCTTTCGCCGCCTTGAGCTTCGCCTCAATGATCTTCATCTCGATCCAGTCAATCATCTGCAAATCACGCTTCCTTGACTGCTTGAACTTCCGAACCATCGATGGATCTATATCATCGAATCCCGCATGTGGCAGGTAGAACGCTGGAAGCTTATCCTTATCCCCTCCGTTCGCCTTTGTGATCTTCTTGATGAACTGACGCGGCGTGACTTCGAGCGTGAACCATACTGAATCGACCCCTGAGCGAGCCATGTTCGTCGTAACCGACATGAGCCACGTCGTCTTACCTTCGCCCGTAGGTCCCGTCACCACAATCAATTCTCCTGCCTCTACGCCGTTCAATAGCCTGTCTATCATCGGAAATCCCGTCTTCACGTTAAATACTGACTCATCGGTCTTATCGAGCTCTAGAGCCATCTCTCTTGATGTTACGATTCGGTCTACGCCTGCGTAAGACTCTATCTCTTCATCTGATTCCTTTTGAGCTGGTGCTACGTCTAGGACGCCAGAAACGAGCTTGCTGGTGTAATCTATGATCCGTTCGATCTCCCAATCCTCCTTTCCTGAAACATCCTTGATATTCTCTCCTGCTTCTATGAGCCTACGGAGAAGTGCTTTCTTGTGAATGATCTCTGCATAGTGACGAACATTTGAAGTAGCAGGAACGGCGGCCAATAGTTCCCCGACATATGTTGATCCGCCAACGGATTCCAATTCACCACTTTCAAGTAAATAATTGGTGACTGAAATCAAATCTATAGGGATAGACCTGTCATTAAGAACCTTAAGAGCGTGCCAAATGATCGTATGCTTCTTGGAATAGAAATGCTTGTCTTCAACTAATACTTCTCTAATAACACCAGGCTTGATAAGAATCGCCCCGAGCAATGCGCGCTCAGCTTCCATTGACTGCGGCGGTTGGGAAAATTGTTTTGTCATTCTAGTACAATTTTTATTCTACATCCAACTTTTTCAAGTGCTTCGACTATTTCTTTTTCCTCACTCTTAGTTTGAAATCCGTCCAAATCTTTTATCACCCCGTGAAAATATCCAAGACCATCATGTCCTGTCCAAGTAACAGATCCATACTGAGAAAGGGCATTTTCTATCTTTCTTATTTCCTCTGGAAGATCAGCTTTATACAAAAACTCCGTCACAAATGTGTTTCTAAAACTCATATTTCGTTTCTTACTTTATAAGCATTCACCTGCACGTCCGACAACGCACGGGTGATCTGAACTGCCTCCTCATCGGGCTTGCCGAGAGAAAACCATTCCTCAAACAAATCGTAAATCTGCGTCTCCGTGAGACCGCCAGTATTCAATGCTCGAAGAACCATGGTATATCCTGCCATATTTGCGATAGGAAGAGTCCCTATTTCTTTCTTGCACATGTGGACAAATTTCTGCTGGATACGGACGGCTATCTTGTTCTTGCCCTCCTTAACGATCTTAGGACCCTTTTTGAGCGGATTACCGAACGAATCATGTGTCCTGACGTTTCCGTCCTCGTCGATATTGGTCTCAACTACCACGTCGTCCACCGCCTCTGTTTCACGTGAAACGAATGTCGGTCGGACTGAGAAAGACTCGGATTCCGCTTCGGAATCCGACTTCTTACTATCCTTACCTAACCTAACCTGAGTTAACATTTTGTTAACAGAATCAGGGTTTTCCGTATAACCCTTATCCTGCTTGATAAAAAGTTTGTTTTTCTCTTCCTGAAACCTTGTTGGATGATACCTATCTTTTTGAATCAGATTGTGAATAAGCCAATGTTTTATGACCACTACTCCGCTATCAAAAGGAAGTATAAAACGCCTACCGATCAACATCCTTAGGTCATCATCGGCCGATCCGATGATCTTCATTACCATCTTCGGTTGTATGAATCCATCATCATCTGCATCCATTCCGAGATGAAAATAAAGCAACTGCGAAGACGATGGCATAGAAAGAAATTCCTCACTCTTCACTATCGTCGGACTGAACATTCTTCGTTGTGCCATAAATTTACGATGTCATGGGCATTAGTAATGCTCGAGCCTGATGATCATTTCCTTCTGAAAGAAGAGTGATTGGTTTCAACGGATCCTTCTTTGAAATCCTGAGGGTTACTTTCGTCTTGTTGATCTTTTTGAGTGCGCCCAAAATCTCTTCAAGATATTCTGGATTCAGCTTTATGTCTATCGTAGGTCCGACTTCGTCGAAGATTTTTTCATATTCAGGAAATCTGAAAGCCTTACTTTCTTTCTTGGCCATGGCAACGAGTGTCCTAGAATCCTCAGAAATCTTTACTTTCTCGTCACCAAGGTCTTCGATGGTAGCTTCTTTCTTTATGGTCATTTCCATGAACGCTCTCCTTGAAATCAGAATCGGTTTCTGCTTCGGGTCTATGCCCTTTTTTATGTTCTTAACTTCCACAAGGCGAAATGAATCGCTGGCTACAGCCGTATGTCCGTCGAATCGGACGCGAGCTATCTCTGGTCTTGTCTCTACTAAAGAAGTAAATTTGGAAACGATCTGGTGATATTTTGTGAATTTCACTTTTTTATAATTAACTTTTAATTTTTCCTATTGTACACTCGCTTGCATCCAACGTGTAGATGCAAGGCGACTGGACAATAGGTGGACAATTAGTCTTTCGACTTCTTGCCAGTTTTCGGAAACGCCTGACCTTCAACCCTTTCTGGTTGGACAAAGTCATCGTCATACCGATTAAGAATACTGATCATCATCTCCCTATCCTCTATCGTTTCGATAGGAAGATATACCTCCGCCTGTGAACTTGATTCGCTCATGCTGGTACAGCGACACCTGCCGCATCATCCTCGTCTAATGGCTCGTCGAAGTCTGTGTCCGTCAAATCCCATGTACCTGAACTCTCATACCCTGACGTGAACCCTTTCTCGATTTGAGACGCTATGTGCCTCACGAAGTCCGCTAGGTCATGCTCATCTATCGATTCGTGGTTGATAGTAAGTTTTGACATGGCTAGAAGGGAATATCAGCAGGATCAATCTTGTCCTCAGGATAATCTGCTGGAGCCATCGGTTCTTTGCTATAATCAATCGATGGCAGATCCTCTTTCGGTGCCTCGGCCGTTCCGTCTTTGTAATACTCGTCTTGCTCAGATGTCATAGCGTGAAGCTCATTGATCTTATCGACGACGACTGACAATTTCACATCATCGAGTTTCTGTCCTCTGACGAAATTAATCGTGAAGTATGATCCCAAAGGACCAGATTCTTTCAGCGCGGACAATTTCGTCACGAACATATAGCTATGTTCGCCCTTAGACTTCTTATTGGCTATGTAGTCGAAGAAGTCGACGGTGCCCTCTACCTTGCCCTCACGCTTGTTATTAAGCGTCGATCCCTTGATAATCACACGTACGAGCTCTTTCTCATGCCCTGCGCGAAGCAGGAAAGCGTAGACGACACGTTCTGCCCACATTACGTCTTTGTATTTACCATGCAAAGCATCTGCAGTGCCTTTCTCCTGAGCACCGAAAAGGTAGACATTGTCCGTCTTTACGTTGTGTTCGGTCGACGTGTAGTACATTTCTAGCCTCTTTACGTACCCAACAATGCGTCTACGAATCTTAAGGAAGATAACATCAACACTTTCTCCCAAATCCTCCTTAGTGGATTTCTCGCCTTTCTTGCGATCAATCATGTTCACATAAACGAATCTTCCGTCCTTGCCATTAAAGCGAACTTCGTTGAGAACAATCGATTTCGGGTATCGATTGATATTCTCTCCTGTCTTGTCTGAAACGTCCTCCATGTTATTTTTTCTTTGTTTTTTTAATAGTTTCGACTACATTCACTGGTTCAGTTGATATTTCCGTCTTACCTTCCTGAACCATTTTTACCACTGCTGGCGATATGACTATCGGATAGTCACGCTGTTTTGGTGCTTGACCTTCAGTCTCCGATTTCCATATCTTCTGAGCGACTAAGAACTTGTCCCAAGCATCCGCAATTTCATTCCACTTATATCCGTCCTTGTTTCGCTTGTAACCGACCTGCAAGATAGCGCGGCGTAATCCAGCAACATTAATCTGTTGACCATCTTTCATGATTGGATTTTCACCATTCTCAACAGTGTGGGCATACTCTGCCAACTGAATCTCAAATGAAGTCCATAGGTTCGCAGATGTCTTAAAGTCGACGATGTAAATCGTCGGCCTATCGATCTTGAGATGGTTCTTACCGCCTTCGCGCAGTGTCACTCGAATGACCCAGTCAAGAGTTCCCGCGTAATTATGCTGATCCGAGAATACCACCTTATCCCACACGATCGATTCGACGATATAATCAACTTCTATGTCCTTCCTCCAATTTACGAAAGACATGATACAGTCGACTTCTTCCGTCGTTAATTCCTCCTCATTACCCGTTGACGGGTTCACGAACTTGGAATCAATACGAACTTCTTTTCCTTCCAAAATAGCCGATATGGCCAAGTGGACTTTCGATCCTTTATCGCCTGCGGCAACTTTGATGGCCTCTGCCTCATTCCATCCCTTATCTGCGAGCCATTTGTAGAAATAAATTCCTTTCGGCCAGTATTCTGCAATCCACGTCGATGACGGAACTGGCAAGTATATCGGCAACTTTGTGACAGGATCCTCAGATGGTTTCATATACCATCGTTCATCAGGGGTCGTAATTCGAACAATGCCCCTTTCATTATCTACTTCTCTGATTTCTTTTCTCATCGTTATTATTAGTTGTTATTATTAATTGTTATCGACCAAATTAATGAGAGCGATCCTCGCGATATGCTCAGAGTAATTCTTTGATCGATGTGGGCGAGGATTTGACGATATTTGGATTTATGGATAAAAATCCAACATGGGGTACCCCTCCCCATACATCGTTAAGTCACCTCGCAAAGCGACCATCAGCTTGCAGGAGCAGTCGCCACGAAAAATATGTGAAGTCATAACACTTCCCTGCAATTCGCGCGTCTACCTTTTTCCGCCAACCACATCAATCAAAGAACTATCCAAACAGTCGTCCGATCCCTCCCACTCATTTGGCGAATACCAAACTACCAGATTACAATACCATAGAAAATCTGTGCATTTATATGCACGGGTGTGGACAACCAAAATCTCATAGTGTTGTAAGATGTGGATATGAAATCAAGCGAAAAACTCAAAGAATATAAGCGTAATTGGAATAGAAAGTGGCGCTTAGAACATCCTCAAGAATCAAGGATGCTCCAAAGAAAATATCGATTAGCAAGGATTACTAGACTTGGAGGTAAAAAAGAATATAACGAAGATGCTAAAGAACGTATCAGAAAATGGAGAAAAGATAACCCTGAAAAAGTAATCGCCCATAGAAAAGTATTTGTGGCCGTAAGAAATGGATCGCTAAAAAAGCAACCATGTTTTTGTGGAGATACAAAAGTCGAGGCGCATCACGATGATTATTCAAAACCTCTTGAAATTACTTGGTTGTGTCAAAAACACCACGGATCTGCCGATTCCATAAGAAGATTTATTTCATCAAAAATACCGCTCGGTTGAGCGGTATCTCTGCCTTTCAAATGGTGCATCCAGGAAAGGATTTTTATTTCACTTGTGATGCTGGTAAGTTATTAGCCTACCAGACTACTATAGTATAGCGTATTTTTCACAAAAAGACATTTGCGGGTCCAAGAATCGAACTTAGCTATCTGTGCTTATGGAACACAGAGGACACCAGCCCTCCACCCGCGTTAATTCCACGTGTACGCCATCACCATATCCTTAGGGTTCTTTTCATCGAAAATATCAATTCTGCATTTCTTACCGATAAGAAAATCAGATCCGAGCTCATTAATAATTGTTTGCAACGCTTCTATTTCGGGATCGGCAATAGGAATACCTTTTATGACAGTCTGTAAATTATTCGCAAAATAGACATCTACAGTGCGAGCACTTTCATTGTACGATGAAATAAATGCCTTTTTGAAAGTCGCTCCCGTGAGTTTCGCCGTAGACTTTTGAAACGATCTTGATGCTGGTATTTTCATATTAGCTTGGGTTACCTGTCTCGATATTAATTGAATACTGACCCTTCGACCCGTCATTTTTTATGGTTTGATTATATACCCGACTCGTGCCATTTACATTCGTGGAATTATTTCCCGTATTAACAATCGTGATGACATCAAACATTTCAGATCCGACGTTATTTGGATTTGCTGGCGTGTTCTGAACATTGAATCTCTGCGCTAATGTTAGCTCAGCGTTAGCTCGAACAAGCGCATCAGCATATGTCAGAATCGTATAATCAACCACGTTCAGATCTCTGACATATCCAGTCGTTGCAATCGACTGAGTGTTCTGTACAACAGCCATGACACCGCTTCCTTGAACGGTTACCTGATTAACATAACCCGTATCTGACGCATTCTGATTTTGTCCCACTAAAGTATTTTGATACGTATACGTACTCGGATCATTTGCATTGATCACGATTGTATTCAAACGACCCATAAGATCTGCGTAGTACCAACCATTAATGGTCAATATGACATTTTGAGCCGTGGATGTTGTATCATCACCTGCATTGAGTGCAAACTGAGCAATCTGATTCCATACGAGCTCAGAAGATATCTGAGACACATATGCTGTAGAGTTCGCATCGGTAAGGAATCCCCAGTATCCATTTGAAGTCAAATACGCCTGCTCTGATGAGTTTGAATCATTCCACATGAGCATACATCGATCATTCACAAATACCATAATCGTATTTTTATTCGATACGATTTTATATGTATTCAATCGAGATATGTCGAATGGCGTACTATTTGTAGCAGATCCTCCACTGTATCCCAACAAGGATGTTTGAGTAAACGTATTTGCATTAGGTGTTTGATCCGTAAGTATTGCGCCTAGAGATATTAGGCTATTACCAGATGAAGCAATATACTGAATATTCATCGCATATGATTTTGTTGGTGTCGATGAATTTCCTTGAAAAAATATCTCGAACCCATAATTAACTGCTGGATTCGTAGGTTGAGCGAAAGCCTTGAACACCAAATCTCCGTTAGAGATTTGGTATGAAGTGTTGATAACCTCAGAAGACGGTCCTATCTTCATCATGCCCTTATAGTACGAGAACGGTGTTCCAGAATAATTTGATGGAAGAAATATTTGATCGTTGAATATATTTATCGTATTGAATTTTGTCACACCTGCAAGAGCGGCCAAACGACGGACTCCATCATTGATTGATTGGCTATTATTGAATCTCATGAATTGGAAATTACTAAAAGATGTAGTAAAATTTGATGCACCTAATCCAATAACTCCATTTAAGAATGCGTACGGAGATAGTCCAGTAAGTAAGTTATTGGGGTAAGAAATTACTACTGGATAATTTGCAAAGGTTCCACTATATGCTGTTGGATCGAAACATCCGACAGAATATGCTCCATTGGGTCCACTAGGATTTCCTATGATAAGGTCAAAATTAACGTAATTGTATTTCCTTATAAGGAATGGAAAAGTACCGTATGTAGATTGTGAAGAAAGTAATGCTGGGTTACTACTGGTTAGTGATCCAGAAAGATTTATTTCGTAAAATGCATAAAATCCAGAAGTACCAGTCCATCCACCATGACCATTAGTTTTATACTCAAATTTTATCCTTATGAAATTGGTTGGATCGATGTAGTATAAATATATAGCAGTATATCGTGCTGGCGGTTCTAGGTTTGTAGTTGGAGTTGGAACATTCATAACACAAGAAATTATCGATGATTCAGTATTATTAATAAAATTATTAAGAGTGATTATATCGTCACCACCACCTGGACTAGTTATAGTATAAGTATTATTTTGCTGACTCCATGATCCAGCCTGAACAGTCCAATTATTCGTGGTTGATCCATCAAACAAATCAACGTACACACCAGGTCCATCTGACGTAAATGAAAACTCAGTACTCAAGACAGTCAATTTCTTATTCAAATCCAGCCCAATTATCTGAACATCATTGCTATTCGATGTTACGTTTTGAGTTATATTGCTGATGAAAAATATGCTCTTCGGTACAACTTCCCCAACTCCACTGGCATTGTAATATCCCTGCTCGAGATAAATCTTCATATTCTGAGCGATGGCGGCCGCGCCAGTTCTTGTCGGACTAGGTCCATACCATTGATTATTCGCGTTAGCGAGCGTGATTGTGATCTGAGACGCCTGACCAGCCGTATCGTCTACATCATAATTTATGATGCTGTTTGTGATATCCGCTACGATATTATTTACGATATATTGCCAAAGAAGTCCCGCACTGACGATATAGCAGTACGATCCTTGCTGAACAAAGTCATATCCCTTCGTGTACGTCGTTCCATTCGGTCCAGGGAAGAATATCGTTCCGTCAGTGAAATAGACTGGTGTCGGATAAGAGAAAAAATTAAGGTCTACCGACGTACTCATATAGTAGTTATGTTGCGTAGTCAGTGGATTTGATTGTGTCCCTGTTTTCAATCCCACGATAACATCGCCTTTGAACAAAAGAGTGAATGATCCATTTACCGCACTGATTCTCGGATACGTAAATATATTTCCATTGAATGTAGTGTTCGCTGTCGACTCAATTATGGTCGTTGGAATACTCCAAAAGTATTGAGATAGGAGAGGTGAGACTAATGCCGCCGCATTGGTTCTCATAATATAAATACCGAAGTTTGCATCAGGGACAGTCTCAAGATACTGATGGTATCCCGCGAAAACGATATAGTGATACCCATTGTAATAAATCACATCCAAACTCTGCATGATCCAATCTTCAGGGTCTACATCTAAATTCCAAGTAATTGGACTTGAGAACGATGACCCCGTTCCCGAGTATGTCTGATAATTTATTTGGTAGAAAGTAGAAATAAACGGAGGTGAGAATCCAGTGCTCACTGCTTTAATATAAAAGAATGATCCTCCGATAGTCGATCCGTCAATATTCAGAAGCGGAGTACCTGCCGCAACATATACGTTATTCGTCGTTGCATTTGATATGACTATATCTGTCGGTGATATCGAAGATGAAAAACTCGCGCCGCTATTTACCGAACGATAATGTATGACATTGAGATTCCCGCTATTATTGAAGAACGCGTACACATCGATAACGTAGTATCCATTTATCCAATCTGAGACTGACACAGAAGCATTGAGATCGTTTCGATATGTGGAAGTGAGGATTGTTTTTGTTCCGAGACCCGTAGCCATGTTTGGAGTATTCCAAAACGCCAAATTATTGCTCGCATCCGCACCAACGCTAAGTATATTCCCGTCTGGTGCCTGAACCGACTTTCCATTGATAGGTATATTCGGTTGAGTCAAAATCGCATTCGGCGTAATCGTATCATTCACGATTTTGCATGTGAAGTACGGACGATATCCAGGTCCTAATTGTGCGGTCTTTAGAGTATCAGACAACCATTTGTAGTCTGAATTCCTTACCGAGCATGAGTTGATGTCTACTTCTCCGTTGTTCATATTTTTATTTATACTTGAAACCGACCATCTGATTCATCATCCCGTCCATGAAATACTCCTCGACAACCTCATTGTCTTTCACGAGCCCCATAATTATACCCAAAACTCTCGGCGGATCGCTGACATCGTTCTTTACAAGAGTCTCTGAAAGGATCGCCTGATACACCCTATGCCCCTCGGGCACTTCAATTTCATGTTCCATCCCTTTGTACTTAACGTGGATTTTTTTTACTGAATCCTTGCTTGCATACACATATTTAGCCTGTCCATTGAGAGAAGCTACGATTTTTTCCGCATGGTCAGTCCACCTTGTCTTTGACGAGTGAAATGTCTTTCCATTTTTGTGTGTAACTATGTATTCTCCGTGCATATATTTATGGTGACCATTGATAAATAACTGATATGACGAAGTTTTGGCTGGACGCGGGTTCTCCCGCTCTTGGATTTATATAGGTTTTCGCCTCAAGGAATCCCGATCCGTTATGATTCGATCCTGCGCGTATTTCGGATAATCCAGGCGATCCGTTTGAAGCATAGTCAAACGAAAACATCGTACTTCCTCCGACTACTGCCGTTGATCCCATATACCGAGTATATGACCACGCAAGTGCCATAGAACCCTCTCCCCAGCCATTCTGTAGTACATGCAACCATTGATGCGATGCGACGGGCATAGAAGCCGAGTGTCCAACCCCGTCCCATGTCGTTACCATGACATTGACCACATCAGCGATATTATTCACAAGACCATAGTTATTGTATATCCTGAAATACATAGGCTCAGAATCAGTGCTATCGAGAACGGGAATCTGTGTGCCAGCTGGGCTTAATGTATAGTAATTAAGACTCGAAAGAATTCCATACGGAGCGACATTCTGTCTGATCGTGATGGTCGGTGCGTCAAATAGTCCTCTCCCGAAAAGAGTGAGAAGTCTCGATACCGCATTCATCATCGAAAGAGAAACCGACCTAGTGAACTTCGCTAACCTTGAGACAGTCAAAAGACGACTTGAAGCATTCATCATCGTGATTGACGCTGTTCTGATTTGAACAAAAGGAGCAAATGAAGCGGCAATACTACCCCAGTTTTGAGTACTGCCTCCAGTGGTTTTCACCGACATAGTTGTCGAACCAGAAGCTGTACCATTTGTATCAGCAATAATATCAGAAGCACCCAAAGTATTAGCGTTTTGCCTTACATCAGTATTTCCATTATTTGAACTTATAGCCTGACCAGCACCGATACCTGCCGCAAAAACTATCCAGCAATTTGTCGCAATCGGAGTGACAGCATTGGACACCACATTCGTACTACTTGGTGAGCTTACATTGCTATTATCAATACCCGATCCGCATCCTGTGAAAGATGAGGAGCATGCTGACAACGGACCATTTCCGTTAACCACAACATTATGTGCTCCAGTAGCAGGATTATCTAAATACCAAAGATTTACACTTCTTTGGTCTGTAGCAACTTTAATCATACTAACACCGTTATAGGTCACAGATGTCGCTGGAGCACCACTACCATCAGTAACGGAAACAAAAAGCTTTAGATTACTGCCAGTACAGGTATGAGAGAATGTTAGAGTCGCACCTCCTGTAGTACCTTGTGCACTTGAATCAAAAGCAATAGTTGCCATTTAGAAATTATTAGTCCACTGAATGATGACTTGGTCGTTGTTTGCGAGAGCGACGGAAGAAGAAAGGTTTGCCTCGCAACACATATTTCCAGTGGAAACCGCATCGAATAGAGCGGACGATACTATCGTGACAGTGCCGCCAGAAGTATTGGTGAAAGTGTTTGAGATGACGTAACTAGCCGCTCCATCGAGAGATGCAGGTCCTGTGTATGTTCCGATCGTTCCAAGTACCCTACCAAGACCAGTTGCTGAAGTCTCTCCAGTAAGCGTCGTATCTCCTGCCGCAGGTGTAAGCGAGCTCGTCGAGAGAGCGATGTACTTGAAGACCGCAGGAGAAGTGAGAGAAGCAAGATTCGAACCTGAGAGAAGAAATGCACAGAGTCCAGCTCCCACATTCACACGAGAGTTGTACGAAGGTCGAATCTTGTACGATTTATACACTCCATAAACTCCAGTATCTCCGATCATACTAATAATCTCTTTCCTGCGAAGTTTCTCACCTTCACGATAAACTCTCTGGAAACGATTCACGATCGGTGATATTTTCTTGTACCGAGAATCTCCCATGATGAATCCGAAATACGCACCCCATCTCGTGTGCAAAAGCCACTTCTTGATACTCTGATATTTCGCTATCTGTCCTAATTGCATGTTCATATATTTATTATTAATTAACAGTTTTAAGAGCCTCTATGACCTCTATGTCGACCAAGACATAAGGCTTTTCAGGCGTTGAATAATTTGGAACGTTCTGGTTAAGATTAGTAAAGTATACACCACCAGGCGTTGACGTGTTTGGAATGATCGGTGAATTACCGAAGACATCTATGAACGCAAGCGATGTGTTTACAGCCAAATATGCTGTCTCAAGGTTGGCCATCTGAACGTCCCATGTCTGAGTCACTCCAAGCTTATAAGGAATCGAAGACGGATCCCACGTGACGATGTGAAGCGTAAAATCGAAAGTCTTGATACCAGGTCCCCGATCGACCCAGTTCAATTCCACGATGTTCGCCGCCAGAGTAGCGGTGAATTGCCTCTGCCACTTTCGAACATACGTGCCCTGTTGCACTGCGTACCAGAATCCGTTTATTTTCACTACTGATGTTGGTGTTCCGTAACTCATGTTTTTATATTCCTCCAGGGGCTTGTCCCTGTTTCACACTCGTCGTACTGACAAGGTGTTCTGCCGCCGCCGATGTCGCGGCACTAGCCTTTGTCGACGATCCACCACCTATGCTTATATTTACGGTCGTCGCATTATTACTGACGGCATTCGTCGAACTGGTGCTTGCATTACCATTCCCCGAATTCTGATTGTTACTACCGCCACCGAGCAGTTTCATGAAATCACCTATGATACCTCCCGTAGGTCCTAACACTTGGGATGCTCCGTTACCTATCTGTGCAAGAATTCCAGGTATAGCACTAGGTCCACCTGAAAGAAGTTTATTTATAATCTCAACACCTCCAGTTATTGCGTCCAATATATTCTGAAATGTCGTTAGAGCGGCAGGAACGATAAACTTTTGAAGAGCGGCATTGAGCGTCTGCCATCCTTCGTTCAACAAATCCATAGTGGTCTGATTATCCTTAAACCATTGGCCGAGCGGTTCCAAAGCTTTTAATGCATCCTGTGCGGCCTTGTCAACATCAGCAAAAGCTTTTGAACCCTGATCCTGAAGAGTAGATATAGTATTTGCCTGAATTCCAAATTGAGTTCCAACCGCCTGAGCGGCAGGTCCCAATGCTTTTATTTTTGTCTGAATACCATCAAAATACTCTCCAAGTCCGCTATTCTTTACAATGGTAGTCGCGCTTCCGAACTCTGCATTAAATGAGTCAAAAGGATTTGCGGCCGCCGTAGCGGTCTTATTGAGAAGATCAAGTACTTCACTTGGGTTTGCTCCAGGTGTAGCAGACGCCTCTTGAACTTGAGCAATGGACTTAGATAGAGATTGCAGGTTTCTAAGTGCAGGTCCAGCATTAGTCAAAGCAGATACCAAATCCTGAATCGGTATTTTTCCATATGACGTTGATTCTCCAAGAGTAGCTATCGTATCTGATGCATCACCCGCCGCAACATTCCAAGATTGAAGAAGTGGAAGAACCTGACTGACTGCATCACCAAGACTTAGATGCTCAACGGTTGCGTACTGTGCTAGGTCATTCGTAACAGCCAGAGCATCATTGTAATTTTTGTAGACAGTAGAAACCTGACCGATTGCAGTAGCCACGTCATTTGCTGACTGGCCAGTCGAAGCAGAAATATTATACGCCGCATCCGTCATTTTTCCACTCGTGCCCTGAAACGATGTAGCGGCATTCAAACTCGCACCCTGAACCGCTTGCTGGAACGTAAGTGCTTGAGTTATCGCTTGCGCGAATCCAGCCGCGAATGTAGCTATGATCGCTGGATTCAAGCTCTTGGTAAGAATCTGACTCCAATCGATCTGCTTCCTATTCATGCTCGCAACCAAACTCGCTGAAGAGTCTATGAAACTACGAATAGCGGCCGTGGCGGCCGCCGTGTCTGCAGTAACCAGAATTTGTAGAGTTTCTAGTGCGTTCATGGTTTTTTAGCCCTCTGTATGGTTTTTATTCCCGAAGCAAGATTGAACATCTTTATATCGTCTGCATCCATTCCTTCTTTGGTTTCAGATGACTTTTTATTCATCCTAGTCCACCCTTTTATATATTCCTGTATCTGAGGAATTGTCAGGTCTCTGACCTGAGCGGGTGTCCATCCAGTCTTTTCCGCAAACAATATAAAGAGATCTAACTCGTCGCTTTCTTTTCTATCACTTCCCGAATCTTGTTTACTGCTTCCATCCTCTTCGGGGAAATAAAACCCAGATTGGTAAGGCACTCGATGACATCAATATCGGCAGGCGTGTTTTCAATCACGCTCTGCTCAGTGATGCTCGCGTCCTTATCTTTTAGAACTATATAGATGCAATACGCCGCCAACTTAATGTCTGCTGATGGGTCTTTTGCATCTCCAAGCTCTTTTGCTTTCTTTTGGTACTGAACCGCTTTATCTAGATTGGCCTTTCTGATCCGATATACCTGACCATTCCACGAGAAATCGAATTCACTATTTACCAATGTGTAGAGTGTTTCGCTCATAATTAAGCAGTGTAGATGAGAGTAATATCCTTAGCTTCCAATTCGATATCCCATTCTGCATAATCTTCCATCTTCGCATTCATCTTGTAACTCTTGAACAATGCTCCAGAGAACTGATACTGATACTGGTTGTTATTCCTATCAAAGAATGTAAGAACTGGATTAACGAGAGTCGGCTGTCCATCGAGAGTATCGATTTCTTGCGGCGTGCCGATTGTCGAAGAACCGAGTGCAAGATCATATAGCTCAGGAGCAAAAGACTTTATCTTTCCAGTCATTGCAACTTTTTGCGATGCACGAGTGTAGTCCTGAGGCTTGATGGAATTGAGAACGTATAGAGGCAAGAGTGTGTACTCAACGTCTATCGTAATATTATCGACCTCAACTGCGCGACTACTACCAAAGTCAAGGGTACCCGAGTTGAACGTGATCCTCTGTTTGATGTTATTACCTGCTGATGTGAATCCTGACATAATAATTATTTATTAACTTATAAATTATGGTTTCTGCGACCAGAATACGAATGTGGTCGCCCTGTGCCATATACGACGATCACCTTCGTATTGATCGACCGCCCCACCCAGTCTTTCCCAGAAAACCTTTGCAGTCCCCTGAGTCGGTGATGTGTAGTTGAGTAGAGGTACGATGATTTCGTATATCTGCTCTATCTCAAGCTGGGAATTTCTGCTCCAAATATCTATTTGAACCGATGTATCCCTAGTATTTGAAGGCACTGATCTAGAAAATTCACTTACCACACGCAGGTTTATTTGCGGAAGAATGAGACCTGCTTGTGTCTCTGTAACAATGTCAACAGGACCAACCAAAATGTTGGCCGTTGGCACGATTGCTGTAAGCGGTGCATTCGCCTTAAAAACTGCTATAAGGTTTTGTAAAATTTCTAACATCTTAGTTTATTATATCCACTGAAACCCTGTTTTATCATTTGATGCTCTTTTGAAGCTCCCTTTGCGCCCATTCCTTGTTTTCTGAGAGAGCCTGTCTCATGAACGGCCTAGCCTGTATTTTAGACGTTCCATACTCAATATAAGCCGCATATTTATTGCCAGGGCCGTTAACATACACCCTGCCGATGACCTTTTTGAATGACCTTGTTATCTCTTTTTTTATAGAAGATTGAAGGTCGCCCGTGTCGACAGGTACACCGAATGAAGCATTTGGATCCGATACCCTGTATCCCTTAGGGTCTCTACCCATGGCTTTTTGTTCAGTCTTACTGATCTTCGGTCTTCGCGCGCGAGCTGTGTTGTATATCACCTGCGTTATAGTACTCACCTTCTTAAGAATCTGATCGTCAATTCGATTAATCTCCCTGACGAAATTTGAATTGAATCTCCTGACCGCATCTGGTGTTTTGAATGAAAATGTTGATTTCGCCATTTGATTTATTCTAACGAGGCACCAATGCACAGTAACAATTCGGATGTAGTGGAATGATCGGTACGCCACCTTTCTGCAATTCTTTCTGTTTGAAAGTTTTACCCTTAAACGCTTTCACGCAATGCTCACACGCATTCGGTGAAAGTAATACTCGATACTCTGGTATTTCTAGAAACTCTCCCGCATCTATGACTTCCTGAGTCTCCATGCCCTTAATCTCAGTATAGTACACTCTCTCTGCTTTGTATCTCTCGGAAAGTTTCGCATTGTGATCCTGAATATACTTGATCATACGGTTCGCACTATATCCTTTCTTCTGCAATCGACTGATTGTCTTTTGAATATCCAAAAGCTCTGCCATAGACAATTTATCTGATGACTTTATCAAGTATTCTTCTTCCGTAGCTTGTGCCAATTTCCAGTATTCTTTGAATTTCATTGCATTAAGAAAAAGGGAAATAAATATTGTCTTTCAACACATCGTTCGCCCAGAAACGAATTACTCGGTATCCAAACCCCGAAAGGATCTCGTCTCTTGCTCTATCCTTTTCTCGACCAAAAGGAAAATTGTGCCAATATTCACCATCAACTTCGATTATTGCGTTGAACTTTGGTATGTAGAAATCAACCATGTAACCTTTGATATTTTTTTGAAACTCAAAGACGATTCCCCAGTCATTAAGAATAGACTTCATTTTCAACTCTGGTTTTGTATTAAAGACACGTTTCATTTTTCCTGATTGCATAGTCTCTATGATTTTCTTTGCCGCATCTGGTCTTTTTTTACCGAACCAAAAGTGTTTTTCACCCCTTTGTGAACCCTTTTCTTTACGAGTCTTTGCTGAATTAGACGTGTATTTTTTTACTCTAGGATCATCTTTATGAAGTCCCTTATTCCAAGCTTTCTGACCCTTATGTGATTGCCTCATCTTTTCTATTGATTCTTTGGAATGTTTACTACCTCTCCATTTACTTGGTTCCCCTTTCTTAAACCCCCATGTCGCACCTCTCAATTTAGACATTCTCTTTTCTCTGATTATCGGGTCTTTCCAAGAATCGGAAACTTTTTTCCTTTGTTCTAAACTTTTATTTTTTTCTATAACATCAGGTCTTGACATATATATTTTGTTAAGGCAATTCTACCACACATTCAAAATGATCTACTACGTTCGCCGCATTGTATCCAGGTACGATGCTCGTAACCACATACTCAATTCCATCGGGTGTGATGATACGATCTTCCGTTTGAAGCGCATATTGAGGTCCGTAATATACGATGCCTGATGGAAGCGGCCGCTCTGCCGTTTGTGCGAACTGAATCGCCTTTGACGAGAATGCGAGCTTGCATGGCATTCCTATGTATACCGCCGACCATCCCGCTCCCGATGTCGGTGCTCCGTACGTCGGATTTCCCAAAATGTCCGTACCTGTAGAAGAACGTCTCTCTACGTTTACTAAGATGTTAAAAAAATTGGGAGGCATATTAACTAATTATCGTCATCAGATTATTCTGATATGGCTCAAGAAGTGAAAGAGCCATATCACGAAGCATGGTCTTATCTCCGTAGCTAACATTGAACGTCTGCATACCGAGGCTTTTAGCACCTGTCGGATTGCTTGCGCCTTGTCCAAGCGACTCAGCCGTTAGAAGCATAGTCGCTTGTTTTATGTCGAACGGAATCGTCTCATTAGAGGTCACTGCAATCGTGATTGTCCCGAGCGATAAATACATGTTGGTAAACGTCACAATGCCATTCGGATAGTCAATCGTATAGTTACTTGATGCGACTGCTACTCCGTTGTTGTACACAGTTAATGGCTGGCTAGGCGCCCAAAGCTGATAAT